TCAGCCGTTATATATAAATCCTTCCCGATACGGTTGCTTTTCGGATCTCTTGGGAACAAATCATCTGCCGGATAAAGATCGTTTCTCGGATAAAGTCCCTGTATATTCTGCTCCAGATATATATAATGAAACTTCCCGTCACGCCCCATGTGCCCCATACAGCCATTGATCTCACAAATGCAGGACAACACTTCTTTGCCACTCATAGATTCGCCTATGGTGCTTGATTCCTCTGTGGCAGAGCTTGTCTCACTGGATGCCGTGACCGCTACCGTTTTCTCAATAGACATATTATCATTAATGAGAGCAATGTCCACCTGTTCGATCCCGAAGTGCTTAAAAAAGCTGTTCCGGAACTGTTTCATTGTGACCGGATCATAAACTGTAACAGTCGTAGTTTTTCCATCTTTATCTTTCTGCTGCTCTTTATGGGATGGAAAGACAGTGTTATACCATGCTGCCACATCTGCATTTAAAATGTCATAAAGGGCATCATATGCAACCACATCACGGCACGTTCTGTCTGCCGTGGGCGTATCAGAATCAACCTTATATCGTCCGAACTGGAACGGGATATCTGCATGTCCATCAAGGGACATTCTTACCGTCATCCATCTGCCCTTCATTGGCAAAAATGTATTTGACACCGTGAATTTAATCATGGCGGCTTCGCATGATCCAAACGTCAATTCCTGTTCCGAACACAAACTTTCGGTCAATTCGAATTTTTCTTGGTGTAGCTCTGTATTTGTGATATTGATTTTTCCGTCATCAGATACGATGGATAATTGCTTATCGACCGTATCTTTTTTGAACAAGTCGCCATATTTATAATTAACCACCGTACACACCCCCTATGAAAGCAAGCCGAACTGAATTGTAATGAATTATTCCATCATATGTTCCGTATATCGTAGGCTGAAAATCTGCCATATAGCCGTACTGCGTCACATAATCGTCGTATTCCGGGATATACGCTGTGATATAGCATGCTCTCCCTGTCGCATTTGTGAACTGACTTCGAATATTGTTTAAAACCTCACTAAAAGTCTTATTTGTCAGCATTGCCCGTGTCTCAAACTCCACTTTTAAAGCCTTTAATTCCACGGCATTTCTATGCAGATAACCGTTGGCATCCGTATAATCATCTAAATCCTGCATATTAACATATGGACTATATGATTCCGCTTTCATAAAAGACATTGGCACTATGTAATTTCCAATCTTTAAAAGCCATCCGCTGTATGCCATACGATCACCTCCAATCAAGTTACTCTTTCAGATTTACAAATACGAACACCGTTATCATCACTTAAAAATAAGATTTCAGTTTTTCCGTCCGGCAGAATATCCGCCACAAAGCAATTATTCGGATTTCCTATTGGTGTGCAACTTTCCGGGCACTTGCTCCAGTCTATTGGTTTATATTTTTTCATGGCTATTCTCCTGAAAATAGGTATAAAAATAGCACCTACCACCAATTTGATAGATGTCACTTCTTTTTCTTGATCTATTTTGTAATTACTTCGATATTGGGCGATTTAATCACAATTTTCTCCGGTGTGTGAATTACTTCCGTGTTCCCATACGTAATCATGATCTCTAATTTGTTCATAAAATTTCTCCTAAATTTCATACTCCGGGTATGCTGCTTCCCAAACATTCCTATGGTAGGTATTTACCTCTCCATAATTTGCATCAAAAATCTTTTTCACGCCATATCCAAGTTCAATGCTCTTTTCTTTGAGTTTTCGCCAATTAAATGTTTTCCAGTCCACACCGTTCATTGCTGCAACACGCTTAATAGAATACCAGTCTTTGCTATAGTCAAGTTCCTGCTGCAGCTTTTCATTCTCCTGTTCTGCAATCTGCCTACGCTCTACTTCATCCGCATATGCCCGAAGTGCCGATGGAAAATCTTTCGGGACCTGTCCCCTCTCCATTTCGTTAAAACGCTTTACATATTTTGCTGTGAATAGGATACCTTTTTCTCCTGTAAACTTATTAGCAAGAAAATCACAACCAATCTTGGTAACTTCATAACACGGCATCTTCTTGTTTTGCCCTGTCAAATACGTTGATTTGATGAAATAATCGGTAACGGGAATTTTCCCTTTACCTAATGTTGGTATAATTCCTGCCTGTTTAGTGCTTCCGTCTGGATTTGTTGTCCCTTCCAATTTTTTTAAAATCTCATAGTGCGGAACTTCCATCATTTCTGCAATTTCAACTGTCGTTATCGTGTTCGTATTGTTTTCAAATCCAATTTCATCTTTAGTCATAAGAGCTGTGTATGCCATATTTTCTATCTCCTAAATTTCCGAGCCTTACATTTCGCAAGGCTCAACCTTTAAATTCACGTGCGTTAGGAACATACCCTAACAGGAGTCGCACGCTATATATTTAGTAAGATTGTAATTTCCCGTGACGAAATACTGGAATAGCCCCAAATTTTCTGGGCTAAGCGGACAGGTAAGTTATATCTGCAAATTGTTCTATTCTATTTTTGCAATCCCTATAAATATCCTTGTAGTGCATACCCATTGACATATCAATTCTAATAGTCTGCAAAATAATGCTTTCCACAAGGGTTAGATTATTGAGATCTGAAACTGTGATATTGTCGCGATTTCCACCAATTACTGATTTTGCCAACTTGGTATATGTCACATACAGTTTATCTGAATGCGTACTTCCTTGTTCTTTGGCATAGTCTACAAGAAGTTTAATCACATCAGTTTCTTTCAGCCGATTTTCTTTATTAGCAATTCTTGTTTCGCCCCATAGTTTCGATTGCTTTTCAAGAATAAATCTGCGCATTGCATAAAACTGTCGAACCAACTCTTTCTTAAACTTCACAACTATTTTTGAATTTCTCAAAAGAGTTATAACAAATGTTGCTTGTTCCTCATTCAAATAATAAACTCTTTCAGGCTGCCCCCTTTTCCCCGATTTTAAATCAGAGAAATCAATATTGCCAAAGTCTAAAATATCTTTCTCATATTTTCTGATAATAGCAACAACAGATTCATGTTGGTTATTTGTTCCATCTGCAATCACTTTGCTGTTTGTAAAAACATCGTTTCCTTTGAGTTCCACCAATTCATACATACTCTTTTCCACCTTTCTTTCGCTACTGTCATTTGACAGGCAGGTTTAAATTTCATTTTTTTATTTTTCTTATGCAGTTTGAAATAAATAAAAAGACCGCCAAAGACTGAATTTCTTCAATCTCTGGCGGTCACGAATCCGCACCTATTCCTCATAGGCTTGCAGGACATCCTAATTCTTTAGGTCTTACCTGCGTGATTTTTAATTATTTTGTATTCTATACCATATGCCAAAATCTGTCAATCAAATTCCAACCTCTGCTGCATATTGGCATCGTCAATCTGTTCCTGCAAAAAATACGGCGTCTGATAGGCATTTATCACTTCCACTGCCTTGTCGCACTGGTTACGCTTGATGCTCTTGTAAGACCGAACACCAAAGTTGTATTTCAGATTGGCATACAGATTGTTGTAAACCTTTTGGCGCAATCCACGGTTGCTGTATGCGCTTGACTGTTTGCCGCCCATGATTGAAACGCCTTTCTTTCTGACAGCTTCCGTAATGCGGTCGGCTTCCACCGGAAGTATCGGCAAGTCCATCTTAAGGCTTTCCAAATCCGCCTTGATTTCGTCAACCTCTGCTTTCAGTTCCGTGTGCCCCTGTGCAAGCAATGCAATCTTCCCGTCCGTGGTTTGCGGCATCATGTATGTACCAGTCTTTCTGATGCTCGGTAAAACTTCATCAAATATCCATTTTTCCAATTTGTCAGCTTTATCTTTTATTTCTTTACTGTTACCCTGTTGACCAGCTTTAATAATCAATCGGTAAATATCTCCTTCCGGAATAAGAGGTTCTGCATATCCACCATTATTTTTAAAGCTATCCTCGACCAGGACACCCTTGCAATTATCCGAAACCGCCTTTCTTGGTCTTTTATACATAAGCATCGAAGCTATATCTACTCCAAAAAAGTATTCTTTTCCGTTTACTATAACCGTTCTCAAATCCCCTAAAATAGGATTGTTAAAAATCTGAATATCGTTCATCAGCAAATCCCCCATTTCTGTTTAAATGAAAGTATCGTGTTCAAAATAAACTGCAAAAATTTTTCGTCCTGTATGTTCTGAATTTCTGTAATCAGCTGTTCTTTCATCTCGCACCGCCTTTCTTGTCGGATGCAAGGTTACTTGTAAAAATCCACACACATTTTAAAAAGTGTTCGCTGAGTACATTCAGATTTTTGGTAATTTCTTCAATATACATTTCTCTCATAGATTTTTCCTGCCTTTCGTTTGCTGTTTGACAACCATTCCAAAAAGCGGTATAATCCATGTATCAACCGCTTTTGGTGGCTGTGTTGAATAAAGCGTTTAACTTGTCTAGGGTTGGAACGCTTTATTTTTTGTTGATTTCTTCTTTCACTTTTCTAATCCCCATGTTGATAACATCCGTTCTGCTTGTTTTTAACTTATCCGCACAATATTGCAAATCCTCTGCTTCTGCTTTTGTAAGTCTCAAATCAAGCCTAACATTTTTAGGATTATCAGTAAGTTTCTGTCCTTTTTTTAATGGAGACACATAATCACTTCCTCTCTTTTTGATTGCACGTGCAATCTTTATGCCTTAATAATACATGTACGTGCAAAGAAAGTCAATACTATTTTGAAATATTTTTCAAAAAAAGAAGCGCATCACTGCGCTCCCTCTTTTATACCCGCTTTGACTTATTATTCTATTTGTCTGCTCTTCCAGTAAAATATACTTCTGCATGATCGTATTTCCCATAGCAATCAAGCTGATCTGAAATAGTTTTCCCTGGTTTAATCTCACTGTCTGAATCTGTAATATATGTGCTGTTGTAATTTACCACATTATTACTACTGTCAAAAAATATTGCATACGCACTTACAAAAAGTGCCGGATTTTCGCTGTTATTGGTCACGGATACAGTAACGTTTTCATCATTAAATGTCTGTTCAACGGATAAATCATTTACAACCGGTTTATAATATGGGTTTTCGTCATAATCTAATGTGTAATCCACCTTGTCAATTCCGGACACACTATCAAAATAGAAAACGCCAATAGATGTTTCCCCTGCTCCCAATACATCAATGCTCATGTCGGCGGCTCCTATTGAATTCCCACTTGAATCTTTGGCTATAGCGTTCCCAGAAATTGCGACATTCGTGTTTGAATTATTTGTTACAATCAAAAAATCTAATGTGTCTCCTATTGTGTTTTCGTACAGATACTCTTTTACCAAAAAATCAGAATCAGAAACTTCTTCTCTTGTCGCTTCCTTGTTATCTACCGTACTAATAGAAGAAACTTTTTTATTTTGCTCGGTAGAATCAGCAACTGCATCGTTGTTTTCTCCGTTTCCGCCAAATGTGGCAATCAACAGGATTATAACTATAACCACCGCAACAAACCACTTTGTTGCCCCACCCTGCTTTTTTCTGCAATTAGGGCAAATTTTTGCTTTAGCTGGAATCTCCGTCTGACAGTACTTGCATAATTTTGTTTCACTTTTTTCATTCATAGCTTTTCCTCCCACCACTTGTAATAAAATGATTCTAGCACAAGTGGCGGTATTTGTCATTAGAAAATATATGCTTCTCTTTTTACCTCTCTATTATTCGTCGTAATTCTATAATTTTCTCAAATAATCTTCAATGTATGAAATGTATTCAACTGGTATTCCGTTAATTACATCAACCGATATATCAGAATAACTACTATTTATCGACCAATCATAAACATTTTCTTTATTTAATTGCGATATTTCTCCAGTTTCTTTGTTTTTATAAGTATACTTATCTTTTTGCTTTAAATTCACGCAAACAGTTACTTCCATGTCTGACATGTCAAATTTATAATAATCATAAAGAGTAAATATACAGATAACTTTACTATCATCTTTCCCAAGATACAATGTATCCATATTTTCAAAATCAATTCTATTCTTTTCGCTGTCTATATAAACACAAATATCAAAATCTTTTTGATCATTTTCATACAGCCAGTAGATATCTTCTTCTGAAAGTGTGCTTATATCAAATTCAACTATAACATACGGCATGTAACCATTTTTATATTCCATCTGACACAAATCTACTGATTTTATTCCAAATGTACTATCATTATAATTCATGCTGTCATACGGTATACTTTTTACATTCTTTTCTATTCCAGTTTCTCTTTCAATCACGACAGTTCCATCCGTTTCTGTCGTCTCTATTTTTTCTTCCTCATATCCGTTTCCACACCCAGTTAATACCAACACAGCTATTGTCAAAATTACTATTCCCCACTTTTTCATGAACTCCCTCCCATTTGTAATATATTATACAAACCATACCACAAACGAAAGAGAGTTGCAATTAAAATATAGGAACTGGATTTCTCTGCGTTCTATTTGCTTCCTGTCTCCATTTTTTTACTGTCCCTTGATACGCTTTATCTGAATCAAGAACCGCCGTAATATCTGCTTTTTCAAGTTTTGATACAATGACGTCTCCCAGTTTATCGTAATCAATAGCGCTTGACATTGCTATCTGCATTTCTTTTCCAATAGTACTTTCAATGCTACCGGAATTGTATTTTATAGATGCGTTTACGTTGTCAGTTATGCTTCTATTGTACTTATATACAACTTCCGGCGCTGCTTTTAACCCTGTCAATCCAAAACTGTCCTTAATTCCCTCGGACCAGTTTTTTATCTCCTTAAATGTACTTTTAGATCCATCAGAAATACCATTATTAAATCCTTCTACCGTAAATCCTGCAAATTCTTTAAACACTCTTGATGGCGAATGTATCCCCATCAAATTTGTAAACCAAGAACCAATATTTGATACCCAGCTAGAAATAACACCGTGCGTTGTATTCTGATTCCCAGATACTCCACTATTAAATCCCTCTACCGTATATTTTCCATAATCAGAAAACACCGTGGATGGCGAATGTATCCCCATGTTTGTTGTAAAAGGTGCCTTGATATTATTGTTCATATAATCAAGCATAGCATCTCCAGTACTGCTTGAGTTATCTCTGATACCATCATTGTATCCATCTACTGTATTTTTCGCCCAACTTTCCCCCATATTGGACAGCATGAGTTCCTTTAATTTACCTTTTCGTGTAATTTCTCCGGTAACTGTATCGACTGCACTTTGAGACTGGGCTACACCACCATCCGAAAATCCTTTAACAATTACTTTTCCGCCTTCTATTGCTACATTGTATCCTCTGTCGTTATACCATGTTGTTATTTCATTTTCTAGTTCTGCGGTCAATGTTGGTATTGCTTCTTTCGTTCCTGCAACTCCGCCAATACCAAATTGTACCATTCCTTTTTCCCCAAGGTTATACATATCTTGGTCTGTCGTTCCATAGGAATCAATAATTGTTTGATATAATTCTACTGCTTCTTTTCCGATTACCTGCTTACCATTGACAAATATTCCGCCAAGATCATCTATTGCTTTTGATGCGTTCAATGCAATTTGTCCAAAGTTAATCTTATCTACGGCATCAGACAATTTATTGTATTTCTGCGTATGTTGTTCAAGCATATCATTTGCAGTATTGTAAGATGTTGTAGCTTTTTCAACCTCATCTCTAAGCGTCTTTTGTGTTTCTGTTATTTTGGACTGTTCATCTTCTAAGAAAACCATTTTCTTTACAAGTTCATCATGTGCATCGCTTGCATTTTTTGCTTCTATGCCATTTGCTTTTAAAGCGTCTGCATTTCGCTTCCACCAATCATTCCAGTCCTCTGTTGCACCTATATCAGAAATTATTTTATTGAGTTTATCTAACTCTGTTTTATTTTTTTTGTAGTTCTGCTCTGATACTTCCAACTCGACATTAGCTTCCGCAAGTGCCTTACTGTACTGCTCTACAACATCTTTATATCCTGCAACTCTATAATATTCTTTCTGCGCTTCTATGGTCTTTAGAAGTTCTTCCTTTTGTGCTGTATAGTTTCCAGTAGTCATATCAATCTGATTTGCTAATTCTGGACAAATATCAATAAGCTGTTGTGCTCTCGTTTTTAATGTTTCTTGATCTGCTGCTGTTAAGCTCGTCTTGTCTGCAAGTTCGAAATATGAATCTGCAAGCTGTTGAAGCTGATCTGCACTTGCTTCGGATTTAGATGTTAAATCCTTTGTAGTGTCAGCTAAATCTCTTAGATTTTGTGCGGCATCTTCCATTTTCTGGTTATTTGATCCTATTTCTTCCTCAAACTCCAAAAACTGATCTGCAATCTCTTTTTGCCAACTTTTATGGAAATTATATACAGCTAACCCTATTGCTGCGATCGCCGCTGCTATTGCTAAATAAGGATGCGCAACGACAGTAGCTGCAAAATTCAAAAGAGTATCTTTTATTGCCAAAATCTTTGTCTTAATATTGTCTAATGCTGATAACGTAATGGTTGATATTTTTATTGCTGCAATTACTCCAAGAATGGTTGCTTCTATTGGTGCAGCAGAAAATATACCAGACCATGTGCTTAGCCCAGCATTTATAGCTTTCCAAATTACCTGCGCAATTTTTCCACATATGCCAAGCCAATCTATATCAGACAGGAACTCTCCGATTTTCTTTCCAATCCTATACCAATTCACTCCATCAATAGCAGAAATCATTGCATCAAGCAAACCTTTCGCCCATGTATTCAATGTTCTTGCCAAAAGAGTAAACTTGAAAGTTTTGAAAAATTTATTAATCCCTGCTGCAATAGAATTTCCAAAATTCTTCCAGTTAAATCTCGTTCCAAAAGAATTTAAAAACTCCAATGTAGTATTCAATGCCCCTGCAATCGTTTTTCCGACATTCCCGAACAGTCTCGGATTAATAAGACCATTAAGGAAACCTGCCAAGCCTTTGCCGAAGTTTCTTGCCTTGGAATAAATCTTATCCCAGTTGATAGACTCCATAGCTTTTGATAAGGCATCACTGATGTATTTTCCAAGTTGTTTCAGATTTTTAATATCACTTTCGTAATTTTTGAAAATGGTATCAGTCTTGACGAGTTTGCCACCACTGGCACCACCGGATGCACCACCGCCGCCGGAACCGCCCGAACCTTTTTTGCCCGAACCATCATTTGTGGTAATCAGTTTCAATTCATCAAACTGACGGACGCCCTTATTCATCTTGTCGATGTTCTTTGCCGCCTGTCCGGTATTGTCAGCAACATCGCCTGCGCTCTCTGCCGCATCTGAAAAACTATCTGCAAGACCTGCGCCGGAATCCTCATATTTCCATCCGAAGATTGCGCCTAAAGCGTTTGTAACCTTTGTAACAAAGCTGATAACAACCAGTAAAACGGAATTGAGTGCTTTTACGAATGGTTTAAAAGCATTGATTAATGCTCCACCAATAACACTGCCAAGCTGTTCAAACGACTGTTTTAAAATTCTTATCTGGTTCGCCCACGAATCAGCCGTACGTGCAAAGTCTCCCTGCGCTGTCTGCGTATTGGCAAGCACATACTGATACCGGAGCATTGTCTTTTCAGCCTGTGACATAGACGCAATATCAGAATCTAATCCCTGTTTCATCGCCCACTCTTTAAGGGTTGCCTGTGTAAGATCAAGACCGTAATCTCTTAATGGACGTGTCTGTCCGGTAAATATTGCAGCTAAATCCTGCGACACAACATCCTGATCTATGTTATACAGAGATGCCATATCAGCAGTTAATTTTGTTAAATTCAAAGACACATCAGCCATGGAATCAGACAAACCAATATAGCCATCTGTCTGCTTATTCAAAAACTCATTAGCTTTCTTTATCAAACTACTGTCAATTCCCATGGCTGTTCCCATTGCTTGGAATCGGCTTGCCGTCTGTTTCAATGTCAGTTCTGACATACCGAACTGACGTATAGAGTCCTGTGCAAAGTCATTGACTTTTTTTGACATGTCACCAAAAGTAACATCAACAACGTTCTGAACCTCTGTTAATGCGGATGATATGTCGATTGCATTTTTTATTCCTCTTATCGCTCCGTACAGACCAAGATAAATCCCCATAGAGGACAAAATCTGTCTTGTGAATGACTTGAGTCCGATCAATGCTTTTCCTGTGGATGTCTTAAATCCAAGGAAAGAACCGGAAAGATTACTGATGCTGTTATTTAATCCAGTAATCGCACCGCCAGATCTGTTTGAAAGATTTCCAAGTGCCTGTGTCATTTGTAAAATATTTGCGCTTACATTTGGTGCTTTTGAGAGTGTCTCAAACAGATATTTAAGGTTGTCAGCAAGCAAAGGTATATTTGTTACTGCACGTCCGCTTGCAACGCTTCCAAGCCTTGATATGGCTGTTACAAGGTTGCTCATATTGGTCATATCAAAATTCAATGCACCTATCTTGTTCATCTGGCGTACAAAGTTTTGTAACTGCGCAGATAAAGCCGGCAGATTCTTTGTCGCCTGTGTAGATGCCTTGCCACCAATTTTTGACAGTGCCGACACCATGCTTGTGAGTCCGCTTGTATCAACAGCTTTAACACTTGCTATTCCAGATGCAAGATCTCTCACAGCAGAAGATATTCCGTGGATAGAATTTGCATCAACACCAGAAAATTTATTGAGTGCCCGCACCATTGATGTGATTTCCGAAGATTTACCACCTTTGAACCCGGTAGCTGCATCGGAAATGCTTCTGATTCCGCTTGCAATATTTGAAAGTTTTGCAGTGTCAAACGATATGCTTTCCCGGAGCCTATTCATGCTGTTTACAAGGCTTTCTATGGAATTACTTGCTTTTGCAGAGTCAGCTTTGATTTTTATTTGTAATTCATCAATGTCTGCCATATATGCACCAACTTTCTATGCAAAATAAAAAGACGGTAGGCTGTGACACCTTACCGTCCTTGATCTACTCTTTTAATTTTTCTCTTGTAACCGGTCCGCATTTCTTATCTACTGTAATTCCGACTTTTTTCTGGAATGTTCCAATACCGGTCGCCGTATCATTTCCAAGAATACCGTCCACATTACTGTTTCCCTTTTTATCTTTTTCATCCAGGCATCCGTGATAAATAAGCTCCGTCTGAAGCCATCTCACATCATCCCCTCTCATGCAAGGGAATTTTTTCTTTAAAATCCTTGCAGGTTCCGGGTATGGGTTTAAATGATCTTTTACATTTTTTCTAGGGTTTCCGCTTGTCACAATCGCTGTATGACCTTTTGTTTTTGTGACAATAACATCTCCGTTGTAAAGAACCATTCCTGCCGCATAACCTCCAATGTCATCAAACATGCCACTAGAAAGAAGTACAGATTTTTCATTTGCTGTGGTGAAATTTCCAACATCTTTTCCAGTTGCATGAATAATGCATGCACGTACCGTTGTGCCGCAATCTGCTTCTGTTTTTACTTTTGAATTAATACCATATTTGACAATTCCAAGCCGGTGTCCCTGACAGTAGCCAATATTATCATTATTGCACGCTGTAATCATTGATTCTGCCAGTTTATCCGCCATATCTTTTGTTTTTGGCCTTAACACATACCATCCTTTTTTATGAACATAAAAGTTTTGCATACTTACTTCTGTTCCGGTCTGATCTCCCGGTCTCCCACCGGTCAATTTCCCATTTTCATCATGTCTTGCAGATCCAATTCTAATTGACATATTTATACCTCCAAGTTCTTTTCTGGTTTTGGATGGCTCAACTCATAGTTTGACTGCATAATTTTGAGCTTTGCCACAAATAGCTCTCTCTGTTTCTTAATTTCTTCTTCCGTCATTTCTGAATCATCTTTCCCTTGTTGCTCATTGATTGGTTTTTTAATATACTTTGATCTTGCTTTTCGTCCGGCAAGGCAATGTTCTACTGCCACCGATACCGCAGACAATCCGTATGTTCCAAACCACATCCACATTTCATTATCCCGCTGTTTTCTCTCCAAGCTGTATGCATCTTCATATGGCTGTAAGTCAGCCGGGCACGACATGTCTATGTCATGTACAGTAAATCCATATCCCTTGGTTACTAACAGCCAAAACGGGCGGATTTCCGCACAATATGTTCCCCATGTAAGTTCTCTCTGTTCTTCTACTTTTTCCTCGGAGTTTTCTTCTCCGCTTCTTTCTGATCTGCTTTGAGCAGTTTTGATAAAAAACCGTTTTCAAGCAGCTCCGCTAAAAGTGCATTGTAAAGTACCTGAACATCTGCATCTTCTCCGTCAAAGTAATCATCCAGCATGGCATATACTTTTCCAAGCTGCTGTTCCTTTTCTCCCTCATTGTCCGGATTGTATCCAAGTTCCTCTTTGTGAAACTTCTGCGCGCCTACAAGGATTAACTCTGGAAGAAATAAAAGGATTTCGTCAACCGTTTCAATATCTTCCATCTGGTCTAATTTTGCTACTTTCTTGATAATTCCGCTTTTCACGGTTGCTTCATATCCAAACTTGATCTGTAATTCTTTCTCGCCAAATTTTAATTTTGTCATTTTCTTTCCCTTTCTCCCTCTCATATAGGGAAAGGGCAGTCCGAAGACCGCCCTGTTCTTTTAAATTGTTTCTTCAAGCTCTGGCTCGGTTGTCTGGTTATCGTCAGCCGATCCAACCGAACTATTCGACTGACGTGTTATTCCCCCGGTGTAAAAGCTACAGCGGTGTCCATGCCCTTGTATTCTTCAATGGTAAGATTCATTTCAACCGTCAAAAGTTCGTTCTGACCAATCTCCGGCTGTGGAATCTGCTCTGGCGGCTGAGCCACAACAAAAAACGCGTCGGTAAATCCCGGGATAATAGTTTCAAACCACATTCTTTTCCCGCCGGAAAGCGCCTTATACGCCGTGATAAGTGCTTCCCACTCTTCCTTTGTGGCATCCGTAAGGTTTACCGTGATAGGGAAAGAGCCACCGGTATCTGCGCGACCCTTTACATATCTGGTAATAGCATCTTCTAATGCAGATGCGTCAATCTGTTCCGGCTCAATGTTAATACCGCCGATTGCGTTAATTCTTGTAAGCTGTTTAAACGATGTAGGCTTTGTTCCGGCTGTCGCTTCTGTGCCATAGCCAAACGTAATTCCTAACGTAGACAATCCTGCTTCTGCCATTTTTACCTCTCTTTCTACCGCCAAATAATGCGGTTATCGGGCGCATCTTTTTGCACCCGGTGCATAAAAAATAGAGCCTTTCGGCTCTTTTACATCAATCTGTCGTTGGCTCCGATTATCCGCCGGAACCTTGCAACGCTTCTAAATTTTTTTTCACTGTCATTTTTAAACTCCGGCATTGCTGTAATTTGAAATCGCATCTGTTTAAAGGCATCAGCTAAAATAGCCATAATCCCTTTTGCATCGCTCTGCTTTGTGTTTGTAATGACGTCAACCTGTATTGTTTCCTGCACCGCATTTACGGATGTGCCCTCTAAATCTGCCCCACGTTCAAGCCCCGGCATCTCATGGATGTAAATAGTCGGGAAAACAGGGTCTTTATCAAGGTTCTTTTCAACCGTTGTAAATGCAGTGTCAAAATTCATGCTTTTGTATTTTTTCTTGAGTTTTGGTTTGGCTATCGTTGCAACATTGGAAAAAATGTTTGTTTCAAGATCAAATACCCACTGGTTGCCTGCCATTATTTAAACACCTCCTTCGCTGTCTGTGTAACAATCTGCCGCAACTCATTTGCGGTCAGATACATAAATGGTCGGCTTGGCATTCCCTCTGTAAACCACCAATCGCCATTGTCGTCCTGATAAAACCATCCATATCTTCCATCTGAAATCTGATGGATAGTTTTTCCACTTGCATACTGCCACGAAACACCCTCTGGCAGTTTCCCCGGATAATGGCTTTGCTGTCCCACAATTCCGGTTCCAAACTCAACAAATGCGGCGTGGTCTGTACCGGCTATTACCGCCCATATCCCGCCGCCCTTAGTGCTTCCTTCATATTCCGCATGAACACTTGAAATCAGTTCCGATGTAAATATTGCGTCAAGGTCAGCAATTTGCACTCTGGCAATCTCTACGCCCTTTTCCGCGAGTTTTTCTGCCAATAGCTGACATTTATATGTTAAGCTGTTTTGATAGGCTCTAAGCTCTTGTATTGCATTCTGAATAGACTTTTCAGACAGGCTCATTGTGATTACTTTCTTCCCCATGCCGCACCTACTTCACATTTTTTTGCAATAAGAACAAATCAACCGTCAATCCCTCGTCTGCAACACCTTTTACGATGTAATCAGCCGAATTTTCGTCAACGATTGTATTCTCTTCATCTTTGTACCTTACATCTGACCGTTTCCATACCAAAGAACCGACGTTCAATGGAAGTTTCCCTTTGTCCTCGACAATTTGAACAAAGTTTGTGGAATTGTCAACGCCAAACTCTTTTATAAGTGCTTCACTCAACTTATTGCTGATTGAAGAATAAAAAACCACAGGCTTCTCGTAACCTGTGGTATACTCTCCGGTTGTTTTCGGTATTTTGTTTCCATCTTTATCGAGGTAATAAATTACATTACCATCAGAATCCGTGTACGAAGAATATTCGATGTTACCATCATCATCCGTCACATATACCGGCACCTTGCCGCTTTGCTGCGAATAACTCATTTTTTGCTTATTGATCTCAAGCATTTCACTTCACATCCTTGCCGAACCGTTTCCACAGCTCAGAAAGCTTTTCCCATCCATACATTGCGACAAACGCAACAATAAATCCTGCAATAATAGCTGCCAAGATCATATACCATAAAATTGATGTCTGGATGTACTGCATGTATGCCACAAACGCAGCGACCGTGATTCCGATAGAAAGAACAAATACCAAAATGTCCGTTGGAATCTTAGAAAATACGCCTACACCTTTGATTACCTGTGTTACCACAGACACAACAAATGCCAGCGCACCAATGATTGCCAGAATAATTGTCATATTTGCAATTACAGACTGTATAATATCCATGATTAAACCTCCTTTTCATCATTAAGACGGGTTTCTATCCCGTCAATTCTGTGATGCGCCGATTTCACACTTTCTTCAACCTTTATAATTCTGTTGTCGTGAGAATTTATTTCTTTTCTCATCTCCGAAACTTCATTCTTGATCTCGGTCGTGTTGTTTGAAATGGCATCCAACTTCATGTTAATGCGTGTGTTCTCCCTCACGCGTTCTTCAAGATCCGTGTTGTCTGTCCTTTTGTTGCTCTTCAAGCCCATAAAGACGGAAAAACCAAGCGACAGCACGCTTATAATGATTGCTGTTGATATTTCAATCGTCAAATCATATACCGCCTTTCATTTTTATGGCACACCGCTCACCACCGCTCAATGTGTGCCGCCTGCTACGTTTTGCCGACGTCGGCAAAACGTAACGCACAATCTTCTAACCAGATGGAATCCCATACGGTTATAATGCTTTTACAAACGGAAATACTCCAACAAACAAGCTTTCCCTGTCTTTCCAGCTACGGCTTACGCCGTTTTCTGAATAACTTGCCATATAGGCTTCTCCTGCCTGTGAATGGTCGTACAAGGCTAAATTGACGATTACATCCTCAAACTGTTTCAAGTCTTCGGATATTTTTTCATCCGTGTAGCTTTCCGGGTAATTCCGCTTGCTTACCACTTCATTTCTTGCCTGCTTGATAAGCTGTTCGATGTAAGGATTATCTTCTTTCTGGTCGAACACGACAACATCAGAAGTAACACCATCTTCATCCGTAACGGTTTCAATATGAAATTGTTTCAGTCTGATTTTGACCTGCTCTAATGTTGTATATTCGTCCATTCTTCCCTACCTATAATCCGAACTGCTCGATCAAAATGCGTTTCAGTTCCGCTCCACTGATTTCTTCTGCACCCTCGATCCCATGTTCAGCGGCAAGTGCCTGTAAATCAGCAGTGCTCATTCTGTTAATCTCTGTCTTGGTGTACCCTCCGGAAGATTTCTCTCCCAGAACAATGTCCGGGATTTCATCTCCTGCTTTGTACCATTTTCCATTGCGCTTTATCGTGTATTCAGCAATCATACCGCACCTCCTACGCAACTTTCATGACAACAACGCTGTCCATGCCCTCAAAAGTAGGCAATCCGATCATTGACACAACGCAATGAGTGTTGATCGGATGATTTGTTGCGTATGTATACACCGAAATACCGGTTTCTACAATAGAAAGGTTTCCGTCTGTTAAACTTCCGCTTCTCTCTTCCGGTGTCTTTCCAAAGACATAATCTCCAAGGTACACGCCGGATGCCTGCGCTGAAATAACTCCTGTAGGAATAAAATATTTGGTGGCACCGTCTGCAGGGTCGATGTAAAGTTTGTCGTAAACTTCAATCTCGATGCCGTATCCTCTAAGATACTCTGTAACCTGCCCCTGCTGTAAGCGAATACCGCCATTGTAAGCAGTAATTCCAAGCACCTGTTTCTTTGTGTCCTCCGCCTTAAGGACCATTTCCCATGTTTCTGTATTCATGCTAAAGCGTGCAAGGGAATATCCTGTTTTCTTTGCAAACTCACGTTTAATCTCGATAAGGTCGTCAAGTGGCGTTGCTGTTTCGGATGCAGACCATTTATCGGTATCGCTTCCGGAGATATCCTTGTAATGGTCTCTCTTGTGCGCCACTCCATTGTCCGAAGTATAATCCACATAGTAGCTTTTTCCGCCAATTGTTACCTGTACTCTTGGAATACCATCAGATGGTGCTAATAACTGCCAAATCTGGCGTTCCGGCACTACTCTTGCTCCTTCAATAAGCATCATCGGTTTTTTGCTGATTTCTCTAAGCACCTGGTTTGCCATGTTGGAATTTTCTGCCGACTGGTAATTTGCATACTCCTGCTCTTCACGCTCTGTTACCATGTAAGATTCACGGTAGAACGGCATCACGATCGGAATATCCGAAAATCCACCGACATCTCTTAACTCTGCCTGCGCATCAAAATTGGATGCCTTTAAGGATACCGGAAGACCGTTTTTCCCTTTGATAAATCTAAGTTCAAGGCTGTCCTGTTTTCTGGTTCCAAATTTCTGTCTACCTAAGTAAGGTGCAGAACCAAGCGTTTTTTCATAATTATTCCACATAACCCCAAGACTTCTTGCGGTAAATGCTTCTGCTAATGGTAATGCCATTCTCTAATACCTCCATTTTTTAATCAAAAAAAGTAACTCTTGGGGTTTTGGCTTTTGCCGTTGCCTCAATAGTTACTCCGTTCTTTGTAAGTTTTGCATTGTCGATATCGCCCTCGTAAATGTAAGTGCCTGGAGCATCCCCCAGCGTTACGTCAACATCGTCAAACAGATATCCAACACAATTTTCATCGTTAGAGGGAAACGGTGTTCCACCTTTTACAACCTTTCTTCCATTTCCGTCTGCCGCAGATGCCATTGACTGCGGGACAATACAAGCAGCACCAAGATAAGGAAAGTGCTTTAAAATGCCAAGCCTTTGAGTAAAGTCTCTTTCAATCGGTTTTCCCATAATTTACCTCCTATAAAACATAATGGTCTTTGGCTTCTGCACTTTCTGCAGGTTTGCCAAAACTGATTTTTTCTGCGTTCTCTACGTCCGCAGTTTTTTTATTTTCTCCACCTGCAGTACCGCCGCCCGGATTTTCAGAATTATTTGCAATCTCCTGTTCCTTTGCCTGCGCTGCCGCGGTTTCCTTTTCGGCTGTAATCTTTCCAAGAGCGTCATAATCAAGGTTTCCATTATCCTTGACAACGGATTTTGCCTGCTCTGCATTGATTTTTAACTTTTCCATCAATGCTTCGCGCTGGTCTCTAATGGCGTTTTTCTTCTGCATATCTGCAATCTGCTGATTTGCTGTCTCTAACGCCTTGTTTGCTTTTTCAAGTTCCGTGAGGTTTCCTGCTTCCATTTCATCCAGCTTTTTCTGCAACTCATCTGCGCTGTCTGCCTTTGCCTTAAGCTCTGCTGCTTTTGCCTGTTCTCTCTGTACGGCACTGCCGTAATCAGCAATGATTTTTTCAACATTTTCCTCACTGATACCCATTGCAATTAACTCTTCTCTTTTCATTGATTACCTCCGATATGTCTTTACGAATTTTTGCGGTGCAACGACACCGAATGACACTGTTGATTTTTACGCTCACAACTTTGCGAATTTTTATAAAATAAAAACAGCCACCGATTACTCGGTAGCTGTCTTATTTTGCTGTTTATTTAATTGGTTTACAATTTCCTGTGCTTTTTGTTCCTGCTCTTCTGCATTATCAATTGTTTTCCACAACGCATCTATATATGGCTTAGACAAGAGGAATGTCTTTTCAGCATCTCCCCAAAGCCCCACCGTTTTAATGGCAATAAGAGGATGTATGCCGCACTCTAAAAGCTGATATAGTGTTTGCGACTTTGTATACATATTGTCTTGCGGGCTATGATTGATTTGCACATCAAAATCCCTCATTGACAATTTCAAATCATTGTCCTTAACGCGTATTACATTTAAGACAACTTTTGCAAGTCTCTTCTCTGCCGATTTCACAATTGGGTCTTTTAATTTTGCTCTTGTCTTTGAAAAATCCCATCCAGCCCTTAATGATACTGCTCCTTGTGTATCTCCTCCAGAGTTTTGGGACTCTCTGTTTGGTATTGCTAATATTGCCAAGGCATTGTCCCACAAATCATCTTTTGCCACCTGACACTGGCTCTGATTTAGTTCCTGCGTCATAATCTCAACATCGGCTTTGTTATCCTTGTTATTGGACTTTACCGTCAAAGCATGGCTCATTTTCATCTCTTCAAACGTTTTTTGGTCGATTTCACAGTTCACAAACTTGACCCAGTACTGAACAAACTGCTCAATTCCATCCATTCTGTTTGACTGCATATTGTTTATGGCATCCAAAATACCTATGACAAGCTCAATATCAGAAATTCTCTCATGATTATTTGGAAACTCAACAATAGGTATACTTCCAAATGCATGCAATTTCCATTCAGAAACTACTCCGTTTTGAAGTTTACATGAATAGTTGTCCGTATAGCACAGTTTGTACCATCTTCCATCTTCGTCTTTAAGCTCCTGCACCGCAACCACCGGTTCTTCCGTGCTCCGATTATAAATAACACACGTATTCATTGGAGTAGGCGCAACAATTTGAAATGGTATTTCTCCATTTGCAAATCTTACCGCCTTAAAAGATGTTCCGGTTGCTGACTGCCACTCTCCTGCTTTAATGTCTTTTTCCTGTTTATTCGCATCCACAAGATAGTCATTCAGCGCATCCACTGCCCGATTAATTTCATCATCATCTTTTCGACTGATAAACTGTATTGGCTCGCCATATGTCTGTCCTACTTTGAACTGAACAATCTCATACGCATGATTTTCTACTATTTTGTTTGTAATATCAGCATTTTGTACCTTTAATCGGTATAAAATCGGCTGATCTCCTTTGTAATACCGCCATAGGTATTCTATGATGGTTTTGTTGTAATAATAATTTCCGATGCAGTCTCCAACCACCTTGACAATATTGTCTTTTGTGATAGTTTCAACATCAGTATATAAAATTTTTCGCCCATAACATCCCTTAACAAGGTCTTGGAGAGATTTATTATTCATAATTGGCTCCTAAATAAACGTCATCCCACTGGATGTTGACCGGATTGTAAGAGATTTTAATTTCGTCTTTCCATTCTCCGGATAAAAAACAACTTTCTTGTGGCATTTCCTACATTCCACAGAAATGTTCATTGTTGAACGCCCATCGTGTGTGGCAACTTTTCTTCCGCAACGCGGGCAATATATTGTTTTTGGTGTATATACCATAAAATCCTCTTTTCTTTTCAAAAGAAAAAGCACCAGAGATTTCTCTTCGATGCTCTTTCAATGGGGGATGGTAAAGTGTTCAACTATTTGTTGACTTCTTCGATTATAACTATATCAGAAAAAAACCGGACATATCGGACAACTTTACTCTTTCATAAATCTATCGAACGCTTTTCTCACGCTGTCTTCTGTGTTATTGCCTCCTATTTGGTCGGCAACCTTATTCCAAGATTGATTTTCTAAAAATCTAAGGTTAATTATTCTTCTAATTCTGCTATCTTTTATATTTGCAATAAACTCTTCTACTTCATTTGTTTTTTCAAGAAGTTCGTTTTCCAAAATTTCGAGGGTGGTTTTTCTGGAATATAACAAGGTTTTTTTGTGCCTATATTCTGGCAATGGTATTCCTTCTATTTTAAAATGTTGGTTTCCACCATTTCCGCCAGAAACGCTATCAATAACCGTTCCTTCCTGTTCAATTTTTTCTATGTATTTTTCAAGCTTTTCAATTTTATTCCTTACTTCTTTTACTTCTTCTCTTAAATCTAAGTATTGATTTAAAATATCTTTGTTTACCATATCAATACCTCCTAAACGGATTCACTGCTGCTTCTACTTTTGCTACATTCCTTCCATTTGTCACTCTAAGCGCAAAGTTTGAAAATACATCTGGCACATCATCCAACTGCTTTTTACCGGATACTGAATATCTCTTAAGAAGAGACATCATTACTCCGTATGGCTCATTCGGCTTATATGATGATGGGTCTTTAAATATAACGTGCTGCAATATCCAGTTTGAGCACTGAAAAATCCTTGCTTCCTTATTTGTCTCCGTCGGTGTATCTGTGATATTGCATATCCATCCTTTGGCTTCCACTCGCTTGTTTACTTCCATTGCGACACGGTCCCCTCCGGCATTTCTCTCAAATTCACATTCCTGAACTTTGTTGTTTGTCAAAACATTTGCTGCATTTTCATACTGAACCTCATAATCTGCCGTGTTATCGCAAACACAATCCACGCAGTAGTAATCTTCTCCGTATTTTTGCAATACAGGCAGAACAAAATAGTCTGTTCCCTTTCCCTTTGTATCGCACTGACCGGTTACAATCTCCGGCTCTCCATGCGGCAAATTAAGATACCGACGTATTTTATCTTCCGGAAACAGCAATCCCTCACGCTCAATCGGTTCCTGTTTGTAAAGGCATCTATATGATATGTCGTCCATCAATAATTGCTGGTCTTCAAAAAATTCTTTTGTAAAACCGGAGAACTCATATTCAAAGTTGCTTTCTCCTGTAACTGGGTCTACATCCGGTACCGCAATAACCTTTACTCTCGGATTACCCTCGTACATATTTTGTATGCGCCCTATGACGTCGTGTACGCTCCATCTTGTGGCAATATGTATTTCCTTGCAGTTCTTACCGTCCGTGTCCTGTATCTTTCTCTGTCTGGCATCTACAGCGTATTTATCCCACAATTTATCAAGGATAATGGGATTCATTGCTTCTTCAATACCGCCGATCATATCGTCAACAAGTAAAAACTTAGAAGCCCTTACTTTACCGGCATTCTTACTACCAACAGACGTACATTGTACGGATGGAAACGATTTGTACTTCCCGACATTAAACTGCTCCATCTTCGCATTTGTGCTTGTCACGGAAAGATTTGGGAAAATTTCATTCCATGTATATTCTTCTTCGTTTGTAACGATATCGTACACACCGTCATAGTACATTCTGGTAATATCACCGCTGTGTGAATAAAAGAGGCTGAAATCTCTCGGAAACCATCCGGCAACAAGAGCGTGAAACATTTTTTCAACCGTTGTTTTTCCTGCACCCGGGACAAGTGATACGCACAGGATGTCATATCTATCATCAATCATGCCTTGCAGCGCATCTATGAGTCCGATTTTTAAGAATTGCTTTCTTCTTGGCATGTAAAACCGCTCTTTAGGCTCTCTCTTCTTCTCCAAATACTGGAAAGCACTATCCACAACTTTGTTTTGCGCTTCTAAAAGCAAAATTCCGTAGTATTTGTCCAGAATTTCATAAGATACCTTGTTTTGGAATGAATATTTCTCTAAATCCCATGGTGTGCCACCTGTAGATTGAAATATAAACTGCTCCGTCAGTTCTTTCGCTCTGGCAGAAACCTTTAATCCATACTCAACATCCTTTTCCGTCAGAATGGCTACCCTTGCCGCTTCTTCCATGGCATCTATTACCTGTTCATCAACGCCATGCACCTGTATGTAATTTTCATATCCATTTACTGTGGAAATTAGGCTTGAACTTGCCAAAAGAAAAGCACCTCCGCAAAAGCAGAAGTGCCTTGACCTCTGCCTATAACTGTTTTAGGGTAGCGACTAACTCCATTTGTTAGCCGGTAATATTATTTTATTTTCTTATTATTGGTTCTTGCTGATATTGACAAGTCCACTCTGAAATATCGTTGTTGTCGATATTTTGTTTTGCTTTTTCTATTTTCTTTGAGAATTTACAATGCCACAACGCATAATTAAGCCTTGATTGCGAATAGTAAATGCAACATCTGTCTTTCAAATACTTTTTCATCTTCGGATAGTAAAACCACGATTTTATAAAATCAATAATCATTTCCATTCTCACACAACACCTTCCTGCTTGCTTCTCGTCAGCTTCTCTTATTTCATCCATAAATTTCTCCTTATCTACGCATAAAACCTTTTCAGCCACTTCGACACATTCTTTTCTCTTTTCGTCATTAGTGCATTCTCTGTCTGTGTTATATCGGCAAAAGGTCAGGTTGCATTTTTTATTATTAGGTTCGATAGGCTCTTGTTTATAAAAACATTCATAAAGTTTTTGCCTGTCTGCCTCGTTATTTGCCACAATAACAAGTTCATCTTCTAAATTGGAACAATCTATAGGCTCGCCGTTTCTACCGCCTATTTCGCGCGATTGTACTTCTCTAAGTGCTTCACGCTCTATTGATTCAATTACTTCTGCCATGCTCATTCTTCAATACTCCTATCAAATCATGCATTTGAATCAGTAGTTTTTAAATATTCAACGAACTGTGCCCAAGCCTGTTCGCATGTTAAATCGCCAACAGGATTTTGAACATAGTATTCTTGGAAATATTCCCTGGCCTTTTCTTTTTCATCTTCGGAATATGAATCCCATTTAGAAACTCCAGATTTCTTTTTGAAAAATTCACATTCATGTTCACTGTCAGCAAATCCAGCACCAGGAATCCATTTTCCCGGATGGTTGCACATTTCAGCCATCCCTACAACTTCGTTTCTATCAAATCCAAGGTAAGCACAATCATAACACGTCATTCTTCCGCCAACTTTCTGCCGCACATCGGACAAAATACAATATCAAAGTAGCCTGCTGCCTTACATCCTTTATAAATTATGATACCTGGCACTTTATCGCCGGTATTCTTCATAATCTGCGCATCTGTTAAATCCGTTTCATTGGCACGCTTACAAATAGCTTCTTCATAAAATCTCCTTCTAAATTCTTGCAACTACGTGTTCTTTTGCAATTTCTTCTTTTTCCGGGTCGTAAATAACCGAACCGTTTTTATCAGTCTTATTTTTGTCAAATTCGCATGAAACTTTTATGTACGGATATCTCAATGGCGTGCAGTCAGCATGGAAATCAATATTATACACTCCCTTTTGCCATTTTCCGTTAGCATAAATCTTTGTGTAACCGCCTTTTCTAGTTTTGATTATAATTTTTGAACGTGTTTTTTTCATTTCCAATGCACCTTAAACCCTTTCGCCGTATAATTACCAACTGCCTGTTTCAGTTCTTCCTTGCTTTTATATTCCTCTCGAAGCATGATTGCTACCTTGTTCTTTTCCACAGCGTATATGCCGCAGGTAACAGCTTTGCTCGCCGTATCAAGGACTGCTTTATACTGTTTGCTGTTCATCTCGTATGTGCTGTTATTGATATTTACAATCATTTTTCATAAACCTTTCAAAATCTTCCATGCATTTATAGCACAAGTCGTATGTGACATTTAAAATACCATTTTTTGTAATCGAATTTCCGCACAATATTCCTTTTTTAATTTCTGCACCACACATGTCGCAAGTGTACCATTCTTTGCTATGCTTCATCGTGAATATCCTCCCAAACTCTGCAAAATTCCTTGAATGTTTTCTTGTCCATCAGCGAAGCTATTTCATGCAAGTTTACAATGTTAATTTCTACATCTTGCTCATATTTCACATCGGCAATAAGGTTTATATTGACCATTGGAAGGCTTCCAGCATAATGTTCTATTTTATACGAACTGCATAAGCACTGTTCGCCATCAACTGTAACTTTAGCACATGCCTGGTGTCCTTCTATTGGTTCTACTTTGAATTTATGTATATTACTCATTCTTCCACCAACTTTCTACCACACATCGGGCAAAATTCAATTTCCATTGCTATCGCTACGTTCATTCCATTGCTACAACATTTAGCATACTGTGGACATTTATCAATATGGCATTGAATAACATTTATATAGCCCAATTTTTTGATTTTAAATTCTCCATATGCAGTTTTATATGATTCTTTCCCATTGCAAAAATCACACATTTCAATTACTTCCTAATAAACCTATGTTCACAATCTTCCAAAGTTGTTACTTCTATCATTTCCGGTTCATGTCTGCAAATCCTTCCGTTTGAATCAATATATGGTTCCAGTTCTATCTTTGTACGTAAACCATATGGAGTTTTGCAATAAGGGCACGCTTTCTTGTCACTTTCAATTGGTGCGCCACAATTTACACAGTTTAAAATCATGCTCATACCTCTAATTAAAGCACCTTACTAAGCGGATATACAAAATTGATGTGTCATGAAAAACACCAAGAAGGAGAATTTACGGAATGGATCGTTAAACCCATTCCTCCATCGGAACGGCAGGAATCGGACCTGCGACCGCTCGGATATAAGCCGAGTGCTCTGCCAACTGAGCTACGTTCCGCTACGGCATATTAAAATGCCGCAATGTAGGATTTTTATCTTGTAAGCAACTCTTACAAGTTGCCAGTAATTTAAAATTTTGTTTAGCTATACTGGATGCTCCGATTTCTCACTCTGGTGCTCTGCGTCGCTATCCAGATTGAGTAAATCTCCGGTGCTGTCCGGTTCCTTTGATTTTGTTATATGTATTCTTTCCTCTGCACAAATGATAGGCAGCTGAAAGCAAATACCAAATATTGGACTATAAAACATTCTGTTACCTCCACATCAGAAACATGTTCAGCAACAGCAACATCACAAGTACCCATAATGCAATTGCTGTTTCTTTGTCTTTGGATTCTCTGCCAGATACAAATAGTATCAGCATAAAAATAACATCCAGCGTCGATATAATCGTTTTAATAATTACCATGGTTGTTTTCCTCTCACAAGTTTCTTTAGCAGGATTCGAACCTGCGAATACTGGAATCAAAATCCAGTGCCTTACCGCTTGGCGATAGCGCTATATTAACACTACTTTTCCGGCATGTAATAGACCATGTTATCAAATACAGTTATTCCCATACAAGGATCATTCATCTCAACGCATCTGATCGATATGTTTTTAGATACTGCAAACATTTCGGCCACCTGTTGTTTATCCATGTTTGTGCTAATAACTTGAAAAGCCGAAAATGCCTTGTGCATATCAGAGAATACTTCTTTTTCTCTACCTAAATTTGCATACGTCCCAATGGTAAACGTTTTTCCATCAACCATAGCAGTTATCATTCCATGATTTGCTGTGAATACCGCTCGGTCAAAATCAAGCGAAACGTCTTTGCTTTGTGATACTACTCTCATACTTTTCCATCCAATCTCTTTTTGTTTTTGAGGATATTTAAAGGACTTAGTAGTGCTGATTTTCTCAACCTATCAAACCCCCTCCCCCTCCATGCAGAATCATGCTTTGAACATTGATAAATTGTTTGAATTGTTCGTTCAATTCCATTCGTATTTTACAACTATTCGCAAAACCCTTGTTTTGCGTAATGTATCAACGATTTAATGCGCCTTAAGACCATTAAACACTGGGCTTTAAATTGTTTGAATTGTCTATCACGATTTCACCATTATCCGGGCTTGAATTGTCAAAGTTGTCCGGCAATCTCGCACAATTCCCGTTTCCCAGTTTGGGGAGCTCCGAAGCTGTCAACGCTCTTACTCTGGATCCCTGATCTCTAACGCCCGGCATATTGAAGCCGCAGTACTTATTCAGTGACGGCATGTAATTCATGGGGTTTCCTTTGCCGGAAACCTGTAAACCTACCAAACTTTCCTCACGCATTTCGTCAATTTTTTTGCAAATGTCGGAACCTGATGAGCCTAGCTGCACGCCATTAACCCATCCGTTTAACGTGTCTCTGTGTATTCCGGTAAAGAATGTAAACCCAACAATATTCACTACTTTCTCGTAGTCATTACACAGGTCTATATATATATCTAATACCTCGTTAACCTTATCTGTATCATAGGCATTATTAATATTATTATCATCCTTTAGGTACTTTGGATTAACTTTAAATACATTCTCATAGACATATTTACAGCAGTTATACCATCTGTTCTGTGATACTTTACACATGTCCTCAATGCTTCTCTCTTCCATCCAGAGATTTATATACATGTCAATGTCATCTTTAAAAACATCAACTGTATTATTTACTTCCTGCATTTCAACTGCTGACATGTTATATATCTCCTCTCTCCAGTACTGGAATACTTAAAATAAAAAATGCAACTGATACAATCAGATCATGATGATCTCGACTGTACCGGCTGCATGAAGTCCGTTTCTTTCGGGACCTCGACGGCTGCCGCCGCCCGTTGCCCGAATGCGTTTTTAATTTAATAAAACAATATCATTCTATCATTTTCTTGTCAAGGTATATTTTAAAATTAAATTTTAAGCCTGTATATTATATATATTATTTATATAAATATACTGCTTTGTTTATAATATATATTTTTAATATTACAAGAGAGAATATAATCTTTCTCTAACTCTAGTGTCTATATCTACGTTGCAAAAATGTTGCAATTTGTTGCAAGAGTGTTGCATCGCAACAAAACTGGTACAATTCTATTATTTTGTCTTGTCTGTAATAAAATTATCACTCTTGAAATTTTGTGAAAATTTAACAAAGATTTTCTACGTTTTAAACAAAAAAAGACAGCTATATTTCAAGCTGTCAAATTATCAATACTCATTTCAATTATTCAATTTCAAACCCTACCAGCTCCCACTGATCCGGTTCTCCGTCCTCATCGTAAGATACAGGATCGTTAATTTCTTTAACTCTAAAACTCGGTGTATCTTCATCCAGCGCCGCGCCTGTACTGTCACATTTCCATGCTTCCATCGTCTCGCCGTTGCTTGTGTCGTGATCTACTGCGATCATTCCTAACTCTTCAACCTTGAAAATTTCTACTGCAAAATGTCCTTCCATCTGTCCTAACTCTTTTAAAATCTTTAACATAGCTTTTTCCTCTTTTCTTTCTTCTCTGGATGTGCTATATTCAAATAGCGCACATTTCACTTGGTATGGTTTTTGTGTGTCGGGCTGGATTTTCTCCAGCCCTTTTGTTTTCTCCTTTCCGGCTTTCGCCTATTGCCTTTCGACAATATTATAATAACATTAAAATATAATTTTGTCAACACTAATTTTAGTGTTTTAAAAAAATCTTATTTTTTCTTCATCAGTCGGAACGATTTCCAATACATCCGACGGCTGACATCTTAAAATAATGCAGATCGTGTTAAGCGTGTCTGTAGTGATTCCCTTCCCTTTTCTCAAATTCTGCATAGTTGCTTCACTCATTATCTTCTCTTTTCTCATCCGAGTAGAAGTGTATCCGTGTTTTGAAAGTTCTTTTAATACATCTATTTTATAATTAAACATTTTTTCACCTCACATTTTTTATTTACTACATTATATATAGAATCACTCTAAAAATCAACATGAAAATATTTTACAAGAACACTCTTTTTAGTGTTGACATGCACTAATATTAGTGTTATTATAATCTCAACAGGAAAACAAAGAACGGAGGACAAACAAATGGAAGATAAAAAAGTAAAGAATTTTACAAAAGGAATTGAAGAGATCGAAAAACTTCATCCAGCAGATCAGGAAAAGGTTTTTCAAATGGTTGCCGATCGAAACGGTGCCGCCGCTGCTGGATACGTTGAAAAGAAAGTAAATGATTATGAAACAGCAAGAAACATGTTAAAAAAATTCTTTAAATAACGGGAGGAATGAACATGAAAAAAGTATTTACACCAGATGGAGAATTTTTAGGAATGGCGGTAACAATTAAAACCACGGAAAACGGCGTTGAAATCACATCGCCGGGCGATTTTCCGGGAATGATCGAGAAAAACACTATCTATATTGGTGGATCTGTAGTTTATGAAGATGAAAAACGTGTGTATATAAAATATTAGCCGAAACGCTCCGATCTGGAGCGTCAGCCGCGGGATGGTCTCCCGGCTCTGATGATGGCAGACTAGAAAGGGAAAACATGAAGGATTGGACGTTAGAACAATTATATGACCTTTGGAGAGGTAGAGGATATACCAAGAAGGAAGCGCAGGCGATAGCTGAAAAGGATTTTAGAGAAATGCACCGGAAGAAATCCGAAGCAGAACGCCACCAGATCATGCAAGAAATGCTTTACAACTAAGTCGAAACCGCCGCAGAGGATGCACGCCGGAACCACTGCCGGCGGCGGTTCTACCCGTAATGGAATATTATTTTTTTAGGAGGATTTACAAATGACTTATCCGAACGGAGCACAGACAGTTTTTCAAATCACATGTATGGGAAGTGTTTATAGCGTTGAAGATGGATTTTTCAGAAATGACGGCAACGGAACGGACTTTGAAACGTTTAACGATGCATGGGAAGTTTTTAAAACTCTTCCAGAATGGGAACAAAGTGCCGCAGAAATAGAGGAATTTTAAGCCGGAATCATCCCGGCTTTTTCCAGTGACCGGATATATTGCAGATTGACAAACTGCGTTTCCAGTCATATAATGCGTTTAAGAGAATGCGCATAAGCCATTTTAAGGCTTGTGCAAGGCAATGCAGTACTTTTATATATACACAGCACGAAACGCCTGTAAATCGTTTTTACGACGTTGCAAGCCTGTAAATACTGCGTTTATCTTGTCCGTGCACACATCGCCGGCATACATCCAGTAAGCATCTGAGGAATCACCGGCAGACCGCCGGGGTGTGAAAATTCTGATTTCTGATCTCAAAATCGAGTCATTTCCCAAGAAGAAAAAAATCAAAAGTTGAAAAATGAGATTCCAACTGTGAAAAGACAATATGCACAGTAAATTATTATGCGTCATTTCGCAACTTGTGAAATTTGACTAATTCGTTCTCTTCTCTTCCTCTGACTCTCAGTCTGTTTCTGTTTTTTCTGTGATTTTGTTGTTCTTGTTCCCATTCGAAAATTCCTCATTTACTTTCTGGTTGCGTGATTTGTAATTTACAATCTTTACATCTGTGTTCAATTCATCCGGTATCTTCCCGACGATCAACACTGTATGCGGTTGCAGCCTGTCTGTCATTACTTTGAATCCCTCGCAAAACTCAATCCGAGCTGCCTTTGCCCGCACTCTTCCATTTGTGCATACAGCGATCACACCGCCTTTACTGTACCCGGCAAAGCAAAGATCATAATTGTCTTTGTCCGGGATGCCTACGGACGGTATAACACGGATCCCGTTCAGCAGCATATAATGTGCAAGCGCATGGTTCCGGTACACGTTATATAGATTCAAAGCAAACGGCATACCACAATCGCCTGTAGCAATACTAAAATCCGGCATACAGACCGAATGGAAACACTTCAAGTGTTCCATGTATTTATCCGGGTTATTCCACAGTCTTTGAAACTTTGAATCGTCAATATAAAAATTCACATTTAATTTTCTATGCCCTTTTATCTTTTGTGAAAAGCTCTCTCCAAAATCTATGGAGTCCTCCGGCAAATAATCCAAGCTGCATGCCGGGACAATCGGGATCTGATATTTTTCATCAAGCTCCGCTCCATAGATCATATATTCTTTCATAACATCAAAAGATGTATGACATCCATTGTACAATACTATCACCCCAAAAACATTTTACTATTTTTCTTCTTGACAAACAACTTCTTTTGTGAAAAGCAAAGAACGTGCGGCGTAATCACTTCTGCTTAGTTCATTTATCAGCTTTTCCCTTGTCATTTCCGGGTTTGTTCTGTGAATATACCGCAGCAATTCATCTATTTTGTCCACTATGCTGCCCTCCAATCAATGTTTGACATCAGATCATCCAAAAGATAGATCAAATCAGTACCGTACAGGCTGATCCAGTCCGCAAGATACTCTTCCTGCTCAATCGGCATATGAATGTTATAGGAAAAGCAAAAACAATGACAAAGTTCATGAGCCAGTATTTTGCGCAAATAGCCATTTTCTGGTTTATCCGAAACATATATTATCCTATCATTCCAATCAGTCACAGCAAGGCTAATAGAGCCATCAGAGCGCATTAATTTATGACTTGCGCCGCGGACAAATTCTATTTTCCATTCAATACCATTTATCACAAACATATTTACCTCCAAAAAAAGAAACCACCAGCCAAATATCAGCCAGTGATTTCTAAATTTAAAGTTATTCTTCTTGCTCTTCAATCAACAAATAATTAATGTACCTTGTTGCTGTTCCAGCAAGTTCTTTGCTGTAGTCTAGCAAGTCCATCTTGTACTCCGGTTTATGCCCATATGTGACTCTATAGAACTTTTCCACAAGTTCTAAGTTATGTAAGTCAGACAATTCCACAAGAATTTTGTGATATAAAAATTTTCTCGTCCATCCGAACCGGTCACAGATAATTTTGAGTTTCCAGTTATTTTTATTAAACCATTTACCACTCTCTATCTTTTTTACGATGCTCCAGTGTGAAAACGGGTCTTTCTCCGGAATTTCAGCCTGCGGATTTTTCAGAGCCTGTTCCATGTCGTGGAAGCGATTGATGTATTGAGCCGTGAAAGCCGTTCCCTTAACTCCGGTCAGCTTGTGCGCGATAAATTCGCATCCTTTCTTGGTAATGTCATAGCATGGGCGTTCTTTTCCTTGCTCGTCCTTATAGGTGTTTTCTCTGAAGAAATCAGCCACATCAATTTTGATTTTACCTGTAATATTGTTTTGTTCCATCTGTTTACAGTACCTTTTGATATCTCGTAACATGTTTGCGTGTGTCTTTTCGACCATTTCCGCAACTTCCATGCTGGTTAGAGTTTGCTCTAATTGTTTCATCTGAATATCGTTCATCAGCAAATCCCCCATTTCTGTTTAAATGAAAGTATCGTGTTCAAAATAAACTGCAAAAATTTTTCGTCCTGTATGTTCTGGATTTCCGTTATCAGCTGTTCTTTCATCTTGCACCGCCTTTCTTGTCAGATGCAAGGTTACTTGTAAAAATCCAAACACATTTTAAAAAGTGTTCGCTAAGTAAATTCAGATTTTTGGTAATTTCTTCAATATACATTTCTCTCATAGATTTTTCCTGCCTTTCAATTTTTTCTTGAAAAGAGATACTCTCTATGATAAAATATTTCACAGAGAGTTATCTCGGTTGATAAGAAGTTGTTTTCGTTGGTAGCGTGGCAACTTCTTATTTTTTTTGACCTTTTAGCTTTTCAATCCCCGCCCTTATAAGTTCTAATATGGAATATCCACTTTCTGATGAAAATTTCATAATTTCATCTTTTTCTTGCTTCGATACTCGAACATAAAGTCTTTCATTCATAGGATTGTCAACTTTAGGTCTGCCTGTGCGTGGAGACATTCTCAGCACCTTCTTTCTGTACGCACATTTAATATATAATAGTACGCACAAAAAGTCAATACCTTTTTGAAAAATTTCCAAATCCACAAATCACTAGCTGATATTCAGTTGTCAATGTTCAAACAAACAGGGGCATTTCTGCCCCTGCCATTACATTTTGGAAACAAGCGTTGACAGCTTGCTTTTTGTCATTGTGCGCTCTTCCGGTGTCATGTCGGAGATAAGTTCCGCCATATCCTCCGAAAGCTCTTTCATGTATCTTTCAAGGTCATGCATCTTTGCATCCTTGTCTTCTGGCGTATTGCCTTTGTGAAGCTCTTTGCTTTCCATGTAGCTTCTGCGGCTCATGCCGCTTTTGCCCTCTCTGCGATCACGCATTCCACCATCTGGTGTCATTTTAGGCTCGGTATAATACATTCTGCCGGAAGAACGATCCATATCACGGTCGTGTTCCATTTCCCGGTACATTTCCGGTGTCATGTGCCAGTATGGCGGTTCTTCATATCCGCGGCGCGTACCTCTTCCTTTTGGGGCAAATCTGCCGTCTGCATACCGGTAACGATCATAATACCGTCTGCCGTCTCCGTAACGCTCAAACATATCAAGAACCTGCTCTGGTTCTGCTTCGTCCATTGATTTTGTAAGCGTCCGGTAATACATGGCTTCCGCAAGGTCTTTAAGCATGTCCGTGACTTTTCCCATCTCTTCTGTATCTACACATTCGATACCTTTTGCAAACTCACACTCTGCGCTTTCAGACAGTTTTTCGATCATTTCGTGCATTCTCTTAATATCCATAAAACCGCCCTCCTTACGCTTCCCGGACTGCAATTAAATTGCTGTTCTGAACTTCGATTGACTGCGTAGACGTATTCTGTACCGCTACCGTAACACAACAACCGCGAGGAACGTCCACATATGCCTGCGCCGAAACGTTAAAGAAGTTTTCAACTGCCGCCGGTGTAACAATCATTCGAGTTGACTGCAACGGTTCTCCGTCAATTGCAATAGCCAGTGAAATAGCTTCAACTGTGCCACCGGTAGGAATTTGAATGTTCCCGGAATAAGACACCAAAAATCTTGCCCGGCACTGATTTGTAAGTCCTCTTAATTTAACAATGCCGCTTCCCTGTCTATGAACAATGCATTTTGTTGCGCATACCGGAGTTTCTGTAAATGCCACATCTTCTCCCTGCGCGACAGTCTGAATTGCAATTCCTGTAAATTCTGCCATAATTATTTACCTCTCTTTCAAAAAATAAGGGCAAACATTATAGTCTGCCCTTTGTGTTTATAAGCAATACTGCACAGCAGACATAATCGAGTTAAACTCAATTAAGATACTCAATTATTCAATTTTGTGTAGCAGCTACTTTTAGCAGCTACATCCTGTGTTGCATCCACAGCCATACGCATAAGCGTTAGGATTTGGAACAACATATGCCGGGATTGCAGCCGGATTTACAGCGTTGATGATCTGCTGTGTCTGCGCTGACATTGCAGTAGTGAGCAATGCAGACTGGCGATCCTGTGATGCGGCTCTTCTTAAGTCATTATTTTCTGCCTGTAAGGAAGAAATCTTTTCCTGACACAGGTAATCAAGGATTGCCCTTGTTCCTGCCTGCTGGCTGTCGATAATGTCTCTTGTGTTGCTGTTCATGGTGTTCTGCAGTGCACAGGTGTTCTGTGACATATTGTAGTTTACACCCTGGATAGCTTCCCTGGTCTCGCAGCAGCAATTAGCCAACTGGGACTGTAAAGCATTCTGCGCCTGCATAAGTGTCACGTTTGTGGTATTAAATCCCTGCTGTGTCTGGTAGCCAAGGTTGCAGATTGCATTGTCTACACCATGGAAACCGTTCATAACGGCGGTATTCTGTGCGTAAAATCCATCACAGAGACCATTTGTGATACCATCTAACTTTCCGATGATAGCCTGCGTGTCAAACCCACGCTGAATTGCAGAGTCGGTGTATGCAGATGCTGTCGCTCCCATACCTCCGTTTCCTCCCCAGCCATTGCCGCCAAAGCCGCCCCAGCCAAAAATCATAGCGAAGATAATGATAGCCCACCAGCCATCGCCGCCCCACATGCCATCATTGTTTCTTCCGTTTCCTGTCACTGCTGCAATATCAGCAAGACTAGGCATTGCATTTCCATTAAACATTTTGTTTACCTCCATCTGATCTATTTACAAATGGGATAACCGGTTATTTTGCGCGCACCCCAAAATGTACTAATGATTAAACATGCTCATAACTTTCTGTTTTGCTTCATCTACCGTAATTCCTCTTTCTTTACAGAGATTCTCTGCCATTGTCTTAAGTCCACCTGTATCTCCGCTTTGATACATTTGCATGGCATTTTTTGCCATAGGATTGTTTTGAACCTGCGGAGAATTCATCATTTGATTTAACAATAATTGTGCCGGATTCATTCTGGATCACTCTCCTTTTTTACCTGTGAAGTTTTTCTTTGACTGCTTGGAATTTTATCTAATCGGTTTTCTATCTGTTCAATCTTCCCAAAAAGTTCATCAAACTTCTGCATAAATGCACCTGTGCACTCGTCTGATAGGTCAAATTTCAATTTTTCAGTATCATGCGATAAATTGCTAACAGTATCATGCGAAACTGGCTTAAAAACGATTGTGCGAATTGTGCCATCTGCGTTCCAACTTTTAGCGTATATTTCTGTCATATCCTGTTTTGGGAAAAATGCAACGCTGCCATCCATTGGCACATCATTGGCAGTGATGTTTTCTACCGCCTGAACTACTTTTCCATTTATGCCAAAAGTTTGAACCGGGATCTGCTGCTGAATTTGCTGCGGTGCCTGCATATAATTTTGTGTATTATCAATGCGTGGCTGATTCATATACGGATTGTATGCGTACTGCTGCCCGTATTGCTGCATCTGCTGATTATAAATCGGATTCTGGTATGCTCCGCTTATATTCATCCTGTTTGACCTCCTCCAAAACATCCTCGATTGCGTGAATGATAGATGACTGCGTTGACAAATCTAATGATTGCAATTCTTTTCTGGCAAAAATTTTCTCAAGAACATCGTCAGAAAACATTATCATCCCTCCCTTTGCTTATATTGTGGCATAAAAAAAGACAGTAAAACCGCCAGAATACCGTCTAAATAACGCCTGTTTCCCGCCGCATTACCGCCAAAATTGCAATAAAAAAGAACGCATCAAGCGTCCGTACATTTGTTCGTGTTACCTTTGGTGTTACCTTTGATTTTGACTTTCAGAAAAGACACCATTCAGAATCTCCTTTCTTCCAGTAAAATCAAGGCTTCACAAGGTTTTCAATTTTTAAAAAATAGTAGCGGAAGGGAGATTCGAACTCGGTATAAATTCTCTCAAACCCGCATAAATACTGAATTTCTTTATCTCCAAAGGTGTTACCTCGTGTTACCTTTTACATTGATAATGCTTTTGCAATATATTCCTGCATTTCACTCTCTGTCTTGTTATTAAAATAGTAATGATCGAGAGTTGTTCTGATATCTGTATGCCCCATTTGTGTTTTTATTACCGATTCTGGAACATTTCCATCTATCAACTTTGTTGCATATGTCTTTCTTGCCTTGTGAATTGAACGTTCACCAATTCCTATTCTATCACATATCACATATAGCCGCCTTGTAAATGCCTGACCTTTTATTCGTTTACCGTTTTTCATAAAAATATATTGCCCAAATGGATTGAGCATTTTTATTTTTCTCATAAGTTCTTTGGTATCTGCGGTAATTATAACATCTCTAAACCCGGCATCACTTTTAGGAAAATTTTGAACATCAAATACATATTTGCCATTATCATCTCTATATCTTATTTCTGTCTTTGATATATGTATCTTATTTTCTCCGACATCAGACCATGAGAGGGTAGATATTTCCCCAACTCTCAATCCTGTTTTAAATGCCAAAATAATGCCAAGTTCTATCAATGTAGGCTCATCTTCCATTACAAATCGTTCAATTAAAAGTTCCTCATCCTTAGAAAATACCAATTCGCAGTCTGACTTATGGTTCTTTTTAAATGACTTTTCCGAAATTTCCAAATCACCCATAAAACTGGTTATGCTCAGGCTGGTATAATGTTTTTTCTTTGCATATTTGAAAATCCCGTTAATCAATATCCGCATATCAGAATAAGCTTTTTGCGTAAGTTCCAGTTTTGAAATAGCTGTTTTTATGAATGATTCCAATATTTCTTCATCAATGTACCGGATTTTTCTATTTGCAATCGGCAAATACTTATTTTCAAAAAATCTTTTAAAATTTGTCTCGTACTTGTCCTTTGTCTGTCTTGTTATTTCACCATATTCAAGTTTTTCAGAAATCCAATTAGAATATACCTGAATAACTGTAGGTTCATCCTCCTTAGCTTTATAGAACTTTACTATTTCATCTTCAATTGCTTTTTCAGATGTTCTCTTTACAAGTCTCTTTCCTCTCTTATTATCTTCATCTGGCAAATATGTGTAAAACTTTCCATCTTTTCCTTGCCAAATGCTGTAAGTGTGTTTTTCAATAAATTTTTTCCTTTCGTTCATTTCAATTTTTTTCTGAATGGTGTCTATGTTGATAATACCATTTTCGATGGCAATATTCAACAACTCACTATTTGAAAGATTTCCCGTTTAACTCACCTTCTAACTTTTTTACTTTCTGTTTAATATCAAAAATTCTTCTTTCCACTGTTCTTGTTGATACGCATAGTCTCATGGCTATTTCTTTTGAAATAAGTCCACGGGCAAGAAGATAAAATATTTCTTCTTCCTGCTCCGTGAAATTGGCGTTTTCAATAATTGTTTCAAGCTCTGGCTTAGTCAGTTTTGAAAACTTCATAAGCCACTATCCTCCAATATTTTATTCTTCTCCCTGCCAGATCTTCGGTGTGCCGTCCATCATTGCCACATATTTTCCATAACTCATTCCGGCTTCACGTGCCTTTTCCAAAACTTCACTGATGCTATTGTTATTGCACGTTTTAATACTTCTCTTTTCTCTATATTTTCTTCTGTGGTACTCATTCCGGCACTGCTTCCCACAGGTAAGTGCTCTGACTGATATTGATTTGTATTCTTTTCCGCAGATCACGCACTTTTTTGTATATACCTTGCTATTGAGCATAATTACACGTTCTCCTTAATCATAACAATCCCTGATATCATCTACGTCTCCTGCCAAAAAGCTGTCAAATACTTCTGCTACTCTCTCTATAAGGTCTCCATCATGTCCATTCTCTCTCATCTGCTCCGAGAAATCTTTCTGTGAGCACTGAAGTAAACCATTTCCCAACCTTGTCCATTCTTTTCTGTAAGTTATTCCATTCAATTCCAATGTTTCATTAATTCCGTTTTCTGTCAGTTCTACCGTATACTTCATGCAATTATTCCTCTCTTTCTGCATTATATTTCTTCCACGCAACAATTTTACTTCTATAAAAATACTCTGGATCTCCACTAAAGCACTTACCTCTTGTAACAGAATGTCCTTTGCACATAAGAGTGCCAACAAATTCACGCTGTGGCAAAAGTAGGTTGTCGTTTGCTGACAATAAGAAAACCTTTGTATCTAACGGACAACTGTCCATGTCATAATTCCAATCCATCTGTGCCCCTCTCTTTCCATATCATCTCCCACCTCCGCAGCATATACTATTACGGGAGGTGGTATGATGATCGCTTGGTTTTGTTATCTGGTTCTAAAATAAACTCATCTGGTTCTCGTCGTACTGATAAATGCGTCCAGTCATGATCCTCCCTAACTGACGCAATCTCTCCACCCGTGGTTTCTGCTTAAGATTCGCCATATAATTATTATCCACTTCCGGCGGTATGGAAAAATAACATTCCTCCGGTAATGGCAACTGATTTTCTGTGCAGATCTCGTGGATCTTTGACTGATAATAAATGATATGATTCCGTGTCAGATTCATGTTGCATCCATCGGACCAGAACGGATCATTACACCCGTTCTGATTGATAACTTTCCAGTGTTCTATTTCTCTGCGGATGCACTGGCAGTACTCTTTCACTTTATCTTCTGCTGTCTGTATCATGACAGCACCTCCAAATCTTCCAATGGAACATAATGTTTTAAATTGTTCGCATAATAAACAACAGCACATTTTACCGTTTCTTTTGCTCTTTTCGATACATAAAACGCTTCTGGAATGACTCCGATACCTACATCACATTCATCTTCATAAATCGCATCAAGATAGCCTTTGATGACAATATCCTTATATCCAACAATTACACCTGTGAAATTCTTATCAACGTGTTTGAAATAAGTTTTCTCGATATATTCAACATTTTTTTCGACAGTGCCATCATTGTTTCCATCTGCCAGATTATTGTCCATTGCATCAGCAGTTAATGTTTTCCTGTCGAGATACAGCCATCTTCCGTCTTTAAATGGCTTATAAAAGCCTTTGCATTTTACTTTTTCAAATAAATTCATGGCATCACCTCCGGCATAAAATCAGATAATCGCATTTGTGCCATTTCTGCATCTAATCTCTTTTTGGACAAATCATAATAATGCTTGTCCAGTTCAAAGCCAACATATGGATGGTTGGTTCTGTAGCAGGCTATCAAACTACTAGCACTTCCTACATGTGTGTCAAGGATAATGTCTCCGGGCTTTGCATAGCTATTCAGAAGCCATTCATATAGTGCCACTGGTTTTTGTGTAGGATGAATACGGTTTTCTTTGTGTTTCATATTTTGCTGAAGCATTCCGTGCCACCTATATTTAATCTTCCTTACTGCAGTACTGAACGAAGTCCATGCAAGTTCACAATCAGCAAAATCATTATTTCCATTATCTTTATCCCAAACAATCCAACAACTACTATTAAACGGCATTTTGCTTATAAAATGATTTGCTCCCCAAATAATCTGATTTTTTGACACTCTAAACAGTTCATTGAAATATTTTTCGTTTGGTGGTTTTATATCCATTCCGCTAAAACTCTTGTAATCTTTTGCTTTTGCTAGGTTACTTCTTGTATGGTTTTTATCTCCATTTTCTCCAATCCCATACGGTGGATCTACAATCGCAAGGTCAAAGTAACCATCCGGGAACTCTTTCATCCCATCCATACAATCCATGTTGTAATATCCAAAATCCATTACGGCATCACCTCCGGAAAATCCTCGATTTGCATCTGTCCTTCCAGATCATCCGCAGACTTTTCATCCTCTTCGCAAGCGGATATCATTTCTGCATCCATATCCGATTCTTTTCCAATGTCAATAAGGATCAAAGGCTGCCCTTGGTCTGTCACCCATATTACATTTTCCAACTTGTACAGTTTTCTTTTTCTTTGATTCTCGCAGATAATACTCACCGGTGCATCATCCGGAAAGCTGTTTACATATTCTTTTAATTCACTATTCTTCATTTTCTTTTGAAAGGAACCCGGCGCGCCTTTTATCCGGATAGGTTCCGGCTCCTTTCTTTGTTTTACTTTATTTTTCTGTTACTCCGTATTTTATCCGTCTTCGCTCATTCATGTTATCAAGTACGTGTCCTGTTTTATCAAGCCACTCCTGCCTTTGACGCTCTTTTTCAGATTCATACCGTCTTTTTTCTTCCTCTTTAGGCTTCGACCAATCAATCTTTTGACCACACCTTGAGCAGAAAGATAATTCGTCCTGAATATGCCATTTGCCAAACCCACTGTATAATTCACCCACGAACCAACCGCAATTAGGACACATCCAATCAGTATAAGTGGATTGCACAAATTCTCCATGACCGTCTGAATGCAACTCGTGATGCAAACCTGTTTTTGTCTCAAGAATCGGCTCTGCTCCGTCATCTCTGTCAAACACCTTGATTTCTTTTTCCTCATCAATGACGGCATAAATCTCTTTGCATTCCTTAAGCCCAATTTTTGATTCACTGTTCAATCTCATAAATCTATGACAAATATGCTTTTTTAAAACATCAGAATCAATATATCTTGCCATGTCATTACTCCTTTCTCATCCCATCTGTTTTTAAAATCTCATCCAAGCAAGCGTTCCAACCAGATGTAAACGCTTTTCCCAGTCCACCAAACTCGTATTTTTCAACCGGAAGTTCCTCTTTTCTCTCCGGCAACTCTCGTAGGGGACAAAATTCGGGTCTACATGCTATATAATCTGTTACGTCCTCGCCCATTCCCGGTATTCCACAATACAATGTTTTTTCTCCGTATCTTGGCGGTTGCTCATCATCTACGAAATCGCACATATCACATGATTCCGGCATATCCATAATCAATACTGCTTTAGCCATACCTCACACTCCTTACCATCCAAATATCACATATCCTGGCATTAAGCCGTACTCCGGCACATCACGCAAAATATACACAATGTTCCTGCCGACCTCGCGTCCGGTATACTTTTCGCCATCCCACTCTTTTAGAATAACTGCATCGCCTATCTGCAAATCATCCTCGTCCTTGCGGATTTCAAACTTCTTTTTGTCGCGGATAACCGCATCAAAATACTTCGGCAATATCTTCTTCTCTATGATTTTACGCATCATTCACACTCCTTCCGGTTTCTCACACCGCTCAAATTCGATAACCCATACATAAGAATTAGCATCCCAGCCGTAGCGGTCAATGTCGGATTTCTTAATGGTGCTGTTCCAAATTCCTATAAACGATGTGATTGTTTGGTCTTCATTTAATGTTCCATTTGCATGAATGTACTTATCTGCTCCCTCAGTTAAAGCACTCTCTGCGGTTATTTCCTGCAACCGCTCAACTCTCACGTCCGTAACGCGAAGCCAGATCCGCGCCGCTTCTTTCGGCATGTGGATTGATGGGTGCCAGTGTATTCTCGTTGAAGTTGCCATACATCCATCACATCCCGGATGATTTCTGCAACTTGCCGGATAACCACCAGATAAGGTTTCACATGGGTCTAAATAATCGCTGTCATAGTCCGCACGATAATAATATTTTCCACATTCCTCCGTCCATGTCTCGCGAATATACAGAACATCATCTGTGTGATACTGCGGCTTTGCGTATTGAATAGAACCGCCGTATTCACCAATGCCAAATCCAAAGCATCCTACCTCTTTCTTTTCTGTACTGTCGGTAACAAAACCGAGCGGGTATGTATGCTTTTCATCTGGTTGGGGTTTTACCAGCCGTCTTGTGCAACTCTTTCTCCCGTCCAGAATCGCCCGAACCATTTTTGTGTTAAATAATATTGGTTTAATTGCCATCTACACCACCTACTTTCTCAAAATAAAATGTAATTGGTTGCTTATTGGGAATTACTAAACCAAAGCGAACCGCATTTTTATAAGTTACGCTATCCCGCATCAAGGTATCTGGCATTGCTTCAACCATCTTTCGGAATCCCTCAAGAGTAGAACGGCTTTTATAATGATTGCAACTCCGGCAGGCAGGGAGCATATTATCCACCGTGTCCGTTCCCTGTTCGCTCCAACCGTTTAAAGGAATAACATGGTCTACTTGCATATCCTTGTACTCTAATTCACACCCACAGTAAGCGCAATGACCGTTGTATTTTGCATATACTTGTTTTCTAACAGATTTAGGAATCGGTTTTCGCATCTACTCCACCGCCTTTCACAATCTCGATTGCTTTGCCAAATGCTTCAAATCTTCCCTGGCTTCTCCCGTCATCGTAGATTTGTTCGCCGTCTCCGCATCCGTCCTCGTCGCAATCATCTGGTCTGTCCTGCTCTGCTTTCTTTAATTTTCCCAACTGTTCCACAACCTTGTCTACATCATAAGCCGTCGGATATTCTTCTAGTAAATACAATACTGCATTTGTATTTACTAAAGTTCCATTGCTTAAAGTAACCGATTTTAAATCTTTCTTTAGTGCATCAGCATCAATCAGTCTCATCGTTTGCCCTCCTGTTCCATGCTTCTACAAATTCACCCCAGTCATGAGTACCAGTGCAAAACTCCAAGCCACATTTGCAATGAATGTTAATAGGGTCGCCACCACTATCTGGGTCAATAAATGTCGGGTGTCAATCCATACTTGGCTCATACACATCTTTTTCAATATCTATTCTGTGTCCACAGAACGGGCATGGTTTAAGTTCTTCGCTCATTCTTCCTCGCTCCAATCAATGTGCTGTCCGCATTCTCGGCAATGCGGCATATGCCATGCTATCAGACTCTTAATAACGTCCATCCCACCAAATAAACACTTGCAATTAGGGCAAGACGCTTGTCCGTTAAAGATTTCTATCTTCTTTGCTTTCTGCTTCTCCACCGCTACCCGGCATTCTTCCACTGTTCCGATCGTGCGGTACTGTTCAATTTCTTCAAGTGCATTGATTGCCATTGCATAAGCATTTTCAAATGATTTTCCCCATGATGTATCACACGGAATCGCTTTTCCAAGTTCGTTACAATCATATTTTAATTCTTCAATTGCTTCATTCTCCGTCATGACTCTATCTTTCATTTCTGCCAATTCCTCCTGACTGAATTTTGTGTAACCGATTCCACAATTTGTAAATCCTCCCGCTCTATACGCTATGGTTCTCGGCATCTTGCACCTCCAACAGTTCCGGATTGTCAATTGTATTGCCGATCACCTCCATACAATCCTGATAATCGTAAATATGTTCCTCTTCAAATCTTCCATCTTCAAGCAATACATCAAAGTAAAAACCTGCTTCGCTTTCATTCCAACTAATGTAGCCACAGCATTCTGCATCCATGCAATTTGCAATGTCATTCTCCCAAATCAGCTTGCCGTTCTTATCATTAAGTCCGGTGCACTGGCAGACGGTAGATTGGTCTACTTCATAGTTCTTTATCAAATGCTGTGGTACATAATTCTGGATAATGTAAACTCCATCATCTGTTCGAATTAAATTTCCGAATATCCATTCACCGTTATCAATCCGCTTTCCACGGGATAAAAATCTATTCTCCATCGCTTTCCCCCTCCATTTCTTTCAACTTGGCTTCGGCTTCCTCGTATGTAAGAAAAACAGTTTTACCTATTTCACTTACCGGAAACTCTGGCGTATCTTCACCATATCCGCCCCAGAGTTCTGAATGGTTTGAATGATAAGAAGCTCGGATATACAACACATCATCCTCATATTCAAAACCATACACTTTTCTCACATCAATGATGTCTTCCGGTGTCTCCCCGGCTCCTAATCTGTCCTCTACACATTCACGATAAAACTCGTAGAGCTTGTCTCCTTTGTTGCATGGGAAAATAATCATTCTTCCCTGTTCCTCGGCATCCTCATAAGTGGCAAGCTTATCAAGTGCCATTCTGTTATGATGTGCAGTCATTTCACATGGTTCAAGGTGTGCATTACCATTCTCTGCATCCTTAAACCAAACCATATCACTGTTTTTTGAACGTATTGTTAATCTCTCCATGCTATCCCTCACTTTCTGCCCGAAGCCATTGTTCCACATCTGTAACAGAACACATTGCAACACCGCCCTCAATGGTCTTTACGCTACCCTGCTCATATGTTTCGATTGAGCAAAGGAAATCTAAAAGTTCTTCATCCGTCATGCTCCGGATCCGGTCTGCATTGGTCTGTGGTCTGCATTCTTTCACAATCTCAAAGCATTCATCCTTCCAAGCTAAAACATTTTCTAGCTTATAGGAACTGTAGCCAACATGATAATAGTCCTCTCCAATTTCCTTGTACTTGATTTCGTAATATGGCTTTTTTCCTTTCATTGTTACGATAATATCTAAGCAGGAAACTTTAATGCGTTCCGTTTTACTATCCCGTGCCGCAGTTCTTATACACTCAATCATGACTTTCCTCGCTTTCCATGTACGGCTCCGGCAGTGGCATCCAGGCTGTGACATTTACACTATCAATATCATCACCGAGGACAAACCGTCCTCCCAAATATTGTACAAAGCAACAACGGTTTTGATATGTATCCCATCCAATTACACTATTAAGAGATTCTTCCGGCAGTCTCTCACTTACTGGAATCCATCCGCTTTCCTGCTCCAAAATCCTGTTGATTTCTTCCTCCGAAACCACTTTTGTTAGTGGAGAATACCCGCAGGCTTCTGTTGCTACCTCAGATATCCGGTTTTTAATCCTGCTTATTTTCATTCTGATCCTCGCTCTCTGCCAGTTTGGCATGCTCCCATACCATTGTAGATCCATTAGTGGTGCTCCATGATGTTTTTCCATCGCTCCACGCATACACATAATTGTTCTCGAATTTAGCAAAATGTTTTTTCTCCCATTCGTCGCTGCTGCGGTATCTAACATAAATCGGTGTATCAACTGGAACTCTACTCCAATCAACCTGTGGTTCTTTGTACTCCTGTTCCATCCACTTTCTGCGTGAATCGCCGCAACTAGCCATACCATCGTTTTCAAACGCGCACTCGTTGCATCTTACACCACGACATTCCCGAAGCTTTCCATCTTTCGTAATAGCAAACTTATTGTCTGTACATGCAAACTCCAATAATTCATTCATGTATTTCTCTTTATTCAGCATCCTTTTTCTCCTTCCCGTACCGCAACTGATACGGTACTTCCTTAAAATTTCTCAATGCATCCGGGTTTGGATGCTTCGGCATTCTCGTCTGACGGTTTTCCATCTCTGCTATGATTCTGCGTCTCTCTTTGCTTTCTCTGTGCAATTTATACCTCCGTCATTTTCCAAGACTGTTTACAAGCTGTTCTGACCTCGTATAAGCCTTATCCAACAGTTCTAAATATTCATCAAAGGAAATCTGTGCTTTTTCAGATAACTCCCTCGGATAACGCTCTAACAAAGCCTTAATGCACTGTTTCATGTCTCCAAAATATCCGATTGTTCGAACGCTTTCTTTTTCATTGCCGTCCTTATCCTGTCCGGCATATCTCTGTCTCAGGGTGTGATTCAGAGAATCAATCTCCACAAAATATCCATCCTGCAGTTCCACAGTTAACTTGTCCATCAACCATTCCTCCTATATTTCATACGTCTTTCCGATAAAACGCTTGTCAATGTACTTACATTCCCATTCCAAAACACTTGCGATCCCTGTCATGGTTTCATATCCGGTAGCAAGGCAGTTAATTAAATATCTGATTCTCTCATAAACCTGTCTGATCTGATTTCCCGAAAATTTAAACTGTGTTTTAAGGCAGACACCCAACATAGCAAAATAATTAAATACCTGTGCCAGTAAAAACTTATTTGCCTGTATCATGCAGTTCGGTGCAATCTTTCTCTCTACCAGATAAAAGCTCTCACGATACGGAATCTTATTAGTTTCCTCTCGCACGTCAATCTTGCATTTATCTTTCAGATAAAAACCAAGTTCCTCGCCTGTCGTTCCATCCTTTGCATTCTCCACATATGCATCAATAGTCTGCTCAACCTTTATGATTCTTTTGTGTCCGAATCCGAACTTATCATGCAGTGCCTGATATGCCATCATACGGACGTTATAATAGGATTCCTCTATTAGATAATCCGCATTGCTTTGTGCCTTGGCGTGTCTCTGTATTCCGATCAGTTCACTCTTGGAATATCCAAGTGGCTGCATCCGCTTTTTCTTTCTTGCCAGTGCATTACTCATTTGCTCTTCCATCTCCTCTCTACATCCTCAAAATGGCTAAATACAAGACTTTGAACATATTTTGATATATTTGTCCGTGCATATTTTTTAATTAGCATTTCCCCTGCTTCCATCATTCCTTGGAACCACTCATCTTCGTTATCAGCTTCATAAAACTGCTGCCGGAATTTATAATAGTCATTAAAAAACTGCCATTCTTCGGAACCTTTTTCAAATTTCTTACTTGCCATAATCATTCACCTTTTAATCAAATGGTGTGCTGCCACATACTTCTCGGAAACCGTCTTTCTGTTGCATCCGTGCTTGAATCTGTTCAATGGTTTCGGTTCGCTCAATGAATCTCATGTGATCGCCGTCAAATTGGAGAACTTCTTTTAAATGCGTTCCCTGCCTTTGTTTTTCAATTTTCCATCCCTTATATTTACCATCTTCATCAAGATTCCATAACAAGATAATGTTTGATGCATCCTGCTCAACGTCTCCAGATTCTCTCAATTCTGCCATGGTTGGCTCTTTTGTTTCTCTCATCTCCGATATTCGATTAAGCTGAGACAGTACGATAATTGGCACATGCAGTTCCATAGCCAAGGCTTTGATAGCTTTTGAAATATCTCCGACCTCGGATGCACGGTTACCGAATCTTCGATCAGCCTTGATTAACTGCAAGTAGTCAATCACGATCACATCATATCTTTGGTGCCTGCATTCTGCCCGAATTTCACTTACCGACTTCGCGCCGGTTGAAATAGTGATGCTATACCCGGAAAGTGTTTCATTCGCCTTGTCGAATGCTTCTTTCTCCCCACCAAGAAAAGCCTTTGCCCGGCGAACCCTTGTTAGACCGATTTCAGACATTCGAGAAACGAAACGCTCATACACCTGTGATTCGTTCATTTCAAGGTTATAGTAGCCAATGTTGTAATCCTTTTCTGCCATCTGTCCGATCATTTGCGTAACGATTGCAGATTTTCCAACTCCCGGTCTTGCGCCAATTACAGTAACGTCTCCGCCTTCCAAGCCGCCAAGGCAATCATCTGTTCGATAAAATCCAGTTTTTATCAATCCCTCGCCTACATGCTCATTGAAATAATTCCCTTTATTTTCTGCAACAATCTGCTTCATAGTTTTTGAGTGAACGGTTTTGTTTTCTTGGATTTCTTCGAGTTTCGTGAGAACTTCGGCTATAGAGTTATCAATATCGCATGGTCTAAGGCTTACTTCTTGAAAAATTTTTTTTGTTTCTCTTGCTCGCCAATCTTTAACAACTGCATCCGCATAACTTTTTATTGCCGTTGAGACTGGGGTAACAGATATGCATTCTTTCAATTCGCTTGCAATTATTTCCGGCTCCCATTTGTGGTTTTCAAGTGACTGAGACAGTGAAACGACATTAATGTTTTCTCCACGATCATACATGGCAAGCATTTCAGCAAAAGCATCTTGACAAAATTCAGAGCTGAACATTTCCGGCTTCAATTTGTTGTAAATCTTGTACATGGAATCATTGTCAATCAATACACATCCGATCACTCCAATTTCTGCTTCTGTCAACTGCTCTCACCTCGCTTTCGTTTCTCAACTTGACGAATCCAGTAATCGCAATCCTCTTTCAGCCAGTCTCCGTATTTTGGTATGTAGCGATAATTCGTATCATCCGGATTCTTCTCTATATAGTCAGTAACATATGCCACTGTAGCCTCATATATCAGCTTTGCAACGGCTTTCCTGTTCGGCTCGATAACTTCTAAAAGCTTGTCCATCCATGCTACCTTGGCAGACGTTAACGACGTTTTCTTTGGATATGCATTGATCGTGTATTCCCATCCCCATTCCGCGTCAAAGTCCAAATCAGATGCAGGCACGCTTTCTTTTGTATTTTCTTTCTCTATCTCTATATCTGTATCTATATCTTTCTCTATATCTATCTCTACATTGCAATTTTGTTGCAAAATGTTGCACTCCGTTGCTCCACTGTTGCATTGCAACGATTTTTGTGCATTTTCCCTAGATTTACGACTTCTTCTGGTACTTGCAGTCTCACTTCCTAGGTTATCTTGCACAAATGGCAACTTGTACTCAATGGAATCTGATGTTTCAAGCAATCCGCAGGAAAGAAGATACTGAATCGTTACTTGAACATTGATTTCGTCCTCGTCAATATCAAGGGCGATCTCTTTGTAAAATTCATCTTCCAATCCGGAATATTCCAGATAGCCACCTTTTTTCAACGACAACAACTGCATCTTAAGATAGATGATCGTATATGTATCGCCACCAGCCATCTTTCGGAGTTTTTTGATTCGTTTGCTATCAAAGAAATCATCCATCAGTTTAAGCCAGTAATACCGCTTATTCTCCGCCATTTTCACTACCTCCAAGCAATTCAATAACCTTTGCCCCAGCATCTTCCGGGCGACAAAATACGAACTCAACGCCATACTTAAGTTGCATTGTCAACATAGCTTTTGCCAATACCTTGCCAGATGTCGGCTTTGTTTTCGGTAGCGATACATTCAGCAATTTTCCAAGTGTGTGCATATATGCAATATTGTTATACCGGTCCACTCGAGGATTATGCCATGTAAATACATCATTGACGGAATACACCTTGTCTGTATTTTCAATAAGCACATATAACTTAATTCCGTTGTTCTGCGCCAAAATACACTCGTCACGGAATCTCGGATGTGCTCTTCCACAGATGTTCCCAGCAATTTCCTGCATGTCCTTTTTCGTGTCAACGGAAACATCATATGTGCCAAGAAAATCCATCTTTTTAAGTTCCATTTTTCTAGCTGATTTTCTATGGATAACATCCGCCACCTTGTCTGTGGCAATTATGTAATCTCCAACCGGCAATGGTGCACGCAAGACTTCCATATCGTGGCTTTTGAAATATCTATTCTTAAGGATATGCAAGCCCTCTTTCTGTCCTTTATCCTCAATTATTAACACGTATTCTCCTTTCTGGCGGTCACTTTCAGCAACCGCCAAAGGTATCTCATGGCTTTCAATTTAGTTTTTTGTGATATATTAAATTCCTTGCCAAAACATCAGATACCGCATAAACTGGTTTCTTTTATGCTTTCACATTGGTGTTTCAACCTATCAAAACGGGCAAAGGTTCATATCAACCTCTAATCCTTTTTCTGCAATATAAACATTTGCTCCATATTTAACTGTTTCTTCTGTCTTTTGTTTAAATAGTGCGGGATCTCCGCTTTTATCTGATAAGTGTATTAGAACGACATTTCTCAATGCCGGGTTATCGTTAGTAGAAATAAATTTAAGTGCCGTATCAAGACTCATGTGACCTCGTAGGCGGTGTTCGTAGTTTGGCTCGTCCCGGTCTACAAACTGCATATCGTAATTGCTCTCAACCATAAAATGATTGACATTTTTGAATCGGTATTTGATGTACTCGGTATCAGATGCATACACCAAACTACCCATTTCTGGATGCGTAATGTAAAAGCCATAGCAAGGAACATCGTGTACTAATGGAAAAATTTTAATTCTGAATTTCCCCATAGAAACAAGATAATACTTCATTTTATCGGCATCATATTCGGGAATTCCTGTACCAAAGCAAGCCGAATTGATTCCTGCATTTTTATATTGCTCGAAATATTTATAATGGTCTCCATGTTCATGGCTGGAAATCATGCCGACTATCTTCATTACATTGAAATTCAAGGCTTTCTTGACTTCCATGAATGGCAACCCAGCTTCGATTATCAAGGCTTCGTTTTCATTCTCCAAAATATAGCAGTTGCCGGATGAACCGGAACCTAAGACTTTAAGTCTCATTAAAGAACTCACTCCTCACATCAATAATCTGTCTCGTCTGTCCCAACAATGCCCTATTGTGCTTTGCTCTCTGCTCATTGTCACAGATAAATTGCTTGCAAATTTCTGGTCGAGCCGGATAGATTCTGCATTTCTCGCAACTCTTATCCGTATCAAGAAAAGGGCATGTCATATCATACGTTCTATTCTCAGTGGGAAGAAAATGTTTGCACTCTTTGATATGGTTCTTACGAATATATCTGTGAATAGCAGCTACCTCTTTTCTACTCATTGGTAAAAGATTGGAACAGCAGTTACCGCATTGGCTACATTTCCCATCTTTGCAAAAGTTGCAAATGTTATCTTCCATTCCTTTCTGTACGGATTCTAAAAATGATATAACTTCCATAGGCTACTCCAATTCTTCCTCTGTCGGAAACTGGAAATAAAAATTCTGATGATTCTCAAATTTAATTTCCGATGGCTGATTGTCAAGGCTTGCATATATGACCTGTGTATTGCATTTTTTGAATACTTCATTAACTTCTTCTGTAGGCTCAACGTTCTGAAACATGGCAATACTTCCTGTATACGCAATTCTAAGCATTTCCATAGCTTTCTTTGCCTTTTCTTCCGTGGAATATTTAGCAACAACCCTGTCACAAATAAGCTGTTCTACCCCGATAAGGTTCTTATTCAGAAAGTAGATATTTTTCTTAAAGCACTGAATAATTACCTGTTCATACGGCAAATCAATCGTGCCGTCCTGGCTAATTACCCTCATATTTTTTCCTGCCTTTCTTCTTTGTTTTCCCCATGCCTTTAATAATTCTGGAAACCGTTCCCTGCGAAATTCCAAGTCTTTCGGATATTTCGCATTGTGTTTTTCCGTACACAAAAAACATAATAAAAATACGTTTTTCTCTTGGACTCAATTTCTCAAAAATCTGTTGAGCAAGCATGGAATTAACTGTATTTTCTTCATAATCATTACGATCTGCTATCATTTCAGCATAAGAAACGCTTTCGCCATTTCCTATATCCACATTATCATCTAATGAAAATGCTGCTTTTACGGATTTTTTGCTTTTTCGGAATGACAAAAGTATTTCATTTCTTACAACAGGAAAAGCATACGTTGAAAATTGATAACCTTTTGAAAAATCAAAAGTATTTATAGCCTTTAACAAACCAATAATTCCTGTCTGAAACATATCCTCGTCCGATACCGGAATACTTAACTTCTGCATAACTGAAAAAACAATGCCGTAGTTCAAAAGAATTATTTGCTCTTTGGCATATTCCGAATGGCATGTACTCCATAATTGCAATGCTTCATGCTTACTCAGTTCATGTTTCGGAAAGTTCATAGCAACCTCCTACTTCAAGAAATCCGGCACGTCAGCATCTTCACAAATTTCTACATCTACTTTCTCCGGTGTTTCTGCCATCTTTGGCTCTTCCACAGTTTCTGCAACCTCCGGCTCAACAGGAAAATCCTCTGTATTTGCGTTTTCGGATACTTCATGCTTAACCTGTTCCTGCAAATCTTCCATAGGATACTCCTTGAAATCGTTGTCCTGCATCTCTTCTTTCGTATACAGTCCCATTGTTAATTCCGGACAATTCAGACTAGAAAAAAATGAAGCGGCTCTGTATCGAAGCATTAACTGTGGCATGGTTTTCCACTTACTACCGTTCTTACCAAGCCATCCCTCGGCTTTAGCCATTTCCATGTCCACGGTCATACCCTCAACTCTACGACCATTTTTCGTAGTCCAAGCGAGACACGAATAAGGCTTGCCATCCTTATCTTTGGTTTCCTCGAACTGTAATTCCATATCGAATTTGCCGGAATTATTGATTGCCGCAATCAGAAACTTTGAACTCCAAGACGGTCTCCCCTGGATTACATACAAATTCTGCATAACCATCAGCGGACTTACTTTCAATCTCTGTGCCTGCTCAATGGCAATCAGACAGTTTGCATCGTTCTTCTGGAATGTCTGTGGAACGATTGTGGAACTTGCCAGTGCCTTTGCCATCTGCATTGCCATGATGAAATTATCTGATGTTCCAAAAATTCCAAGGCTATAGTCTGTAACCTTGTTGTTGCTGTGTGCAACCTCTGTCTTTTCCTCTGTCTTTGCTACTTCTGTGTTCTCTGCCATAATTATTTTTCCTCACTTTCTTTCCTTATTGCTTTTTTAAATGCTCCATTTTTAAGAAATTTCAAAACAAGATTGAGTTGCATATTCTTGAAAACCTCTATGTGCTTTGTACTGTGATACCACATTACCCATTCCTGTTTCAAAAGTTCCTCAATGCTTGTAATCTGCTCACCCTCTGCGAATTTTCGCTGACTTAAAAGGTATTCCCTGTGTTTTTGAATGTTCTCACATTTTGCGCACTCTTCGGAAGAATACCTTGAACAATGCTTTCCGTTAAGGTTTATAGACAATGCACAATATCTACATGGATTAACTCTCATCGTCACCACCGCTTTCCTGTTCCTCATATTTCTTCACAACTTCCACCTTATCAGCACCGTAGGTCTCTACCCACTTCATATCCACGGTTTCATCCGTAACTTTCAGCTTTGCACCATTGGCATTTACAACCGTGTCACCGGCTTTTACGGAATCCTCGGTGCGGTATGTATAACTTCTGGTGCTGTTTGGAAATTTTGCTTTGATATAATTCATTCTGATACCTCGCTTTCTAATTTTTGATGGTCTGATAGCATTTATCATGGTCGTTCCACTTAATAGGAATTGGTGCACCACAATCAATGCAATCCATATCAAACATTTCCTCATCCATATTGGTCATGTATCTTGAATGCTGTCCGCACTCGCAATTCGCATAAAGTGGTTTCAATGGTTCATCAAAAAGTGAATCATCTCCGCAATTCATGCAATGGATGCCTTTGCTCTCTTTCTTCAAGCAGAAACCTCTTATCGCTCCACATTTCTTACATTTCCAATAGATGAATCCTTTATATGTCAATCCGTGATAAGTCTCTTCAACAGGTTCTTTATGCTGTGCCGGTATGTTACTCGGCACTACAGCATTCGGAATTTTTGGAAGCGAATCAAGCTCTAACTTTGGTTTCTCAATCTCAATTTCTTTCGTGGAATCAAAATGAAGATAGTCTACCAGCATGCTTGTAATCTTAGAGAAAAGTTCAACCGCTTTATCCCCGACATCAACAGAAATGTTCATTCCGTCTGTAGAAACTCTAATTTTCATTTACACACCCTCCACTTTCAACTGCTTGTCCTCTGAAACGCTCAAAAGAATTAACTGCGCATCCATATCCGGCACATTGAACTCATTCAGCGATTCTGCGTTATCAACAAAAATAGGCACGCTTACGCCGTATAACTCGCTAAGAGAACGGATAATATCAAGTCCTGCTACGATTCTGTGACCACTATTCAAAGTCGAATACGGAACGCCATTCACAGTACACTCGCAACAATCTTTCATGCCGCCATTTAACTGCATTTCAAAGAGTTTGAAGTTTACTGTCTTAAAATGACTATTGATGGATTCAGAAACCTTATTCAGCTTGAAGCGGATGAACTCTTCCAGTAAGTAAAGCATCTGTTCCTGGTCCGCAACTTTTTGTCCGATTTCTTTCTGCTCGTCACGAAGCGTTTCGATACGATCATCAATCGCCACATTGTTAGCCGCCTGCGCAATAACCTTGTTCACCTCTTCAAGCTGACTCTGCAGATCGGCTTTCTCGGCTTTTAAATCAGTAACAACCTTGTCTGCGCCCTCGGATTCAACCTTTGCAATATCAGCAAGAATCTTGTCATGCTCTGTTTTCAGCTTCACATACTCTTCATTCTGCGAATAATCAGCTTCTGCCGGGATCTCGGATAACTGCTTTGCATAATCATTCTGCTTTGCAAGTGCCTTGGATTCCTGCTCTTTGAGTGCCACAATGTCTTCCTGCAACTTGGCGTTTTCCTTTGTCAATCGCTCAATATCAGCCTTGCAAGCGTTGCCCTTGTCAATCAGACCTTTAAGTTTTGCGCCCTTTGCATCATCAAATGCTTTGCGTGCATCCTCTAACTGCTTGGTGGCACGTGCCTTGGCATCTGCATTTTTCTGCTCAAAATCAGCCTTAAGAGACTCAATCTTATCCTGCGGCAACTTCTGACCACATAAGGAACAAACCGTTGTAGATTCATCAAATTTCCACTTGGATTCGTCAAAGAGATATGGCATTTCATCAAATGCCTTGGAAAATTCTGCATTGTATTCAACACCAAGATTTTTCCGCTCTGCATCTGTATCGGAAATTGTCTTCTCATTTGCCTTGATCTGATTTTCCGCAGACTGAATCTGATTATGTAAGTCATTGAACTCTCGTGTTGCATCATCCTTGGCACTGTCAAGACCTCTACGTTTTGCGGAAAGTTCGTCATTCATGACCTGCATAATGCCGGACATATCAAATTGCAACTGCATTTCCTTACTTCTTAAATCGCCCAACGCGCTACCGGCATTCTCCATTTTCTTGCCACATTCAGCGATTCTTCTTACCAGATCCACCTTTGCAAGCTCCTGTTCTGCCACATCCACATCAATCTTGGATTTTTCTGCTTCATCAATACGCACCGGAATTTCAGCCTGTTTCTTCTTCCACCCGGATAACGCTTTGGAAAACTTAGCACGGATATCATCTGTGGACGGTGCTTTCTCCAACTCGCCGAGTAATGGAGCATACTTAGCATCTGTCTGCGCCAGTTCAACATCCGATACATCCGTTGCAAGGCGCATCAGAATATCGCGCTGATCTTTCCATTTCAGAGAAGAAAAATACTGCGGATTGGTCAGCATCTTAAACATATCCTCGCTCTGTGCCAGATTTGAAACATAGGCTTTGAAATCAGCTTCACTCTTCGGATATCCGTCAATCTCAAATGAATTGACATTGCCTTGCAAAGTAACGGTGTCGGTTCCACGCTTCTTAACCCAATTCTGCTTCTGAACCTTTGAAAGTTCCACTTCTTTCCCATCAACGTCAATAACTCCCACAACCTTAATTTCTACATTATCAATGCGGTTTCCGTCCTTATCTAATGGTCGAACATTAAACTTTTCCTCTCCGGCACTGTTTTTATTGAAAAGCAGCCATGTAAACGCATCGAAGATTGTTGTCTTTCCTGCGGCGTTCTGTCCTTTAATACTTGTCTTATTAGAGAAATTCACATCAAGGCTCTTAATTCCCTTGAAATTCTCCATATGTAATGAT